CCGAACCTCCCGAGGATCCGCCGCTGCCGGAGCTGCCGCCGGAGCCCGAGCCGCTCGACCCGCTCCCTCCGGAAGAACCACCGGAGCCGCTGCTCATGCCGCTGCTGCCCGACCCGCTCGAGGAGCCGGAGCCGCTCGAAGAGCCCGACCCGCTGGAAGAACCAGAGCCGCTGGAGGACGATCCCGACCCGCTGGACGAGGATCCGCTCGAGGACGATCCTGATGACGAGGACGAGCCGGACGAGGAGGAGCTCGACGACGAGCTGCTGCTGCTCGAAGACTCGGACGACGCCGACGACTCGCTCGACGTGCCGCCGCCGCCCGGCCCGCCGGTCGTGGCCCACACGGGGATGTAGAGGAAGTAGCGGCGCGGCTGGTCGCTCATCGCTTGGCCTCCTCGGGCGGCGTGTACCAGCCCTCGGTCTTCATGGGCTTGGAGCACTCGGCCGCGGCGTCGGCCACGGCCTTGTCGAAGGCCACGAACTCAAACGCCTTGAGGGCGCACGCCTCGGGGTCGGGCGCGCAGTTGACGACGCGGAAACGGTGCTGCTCGAAGTGCGGCTTGAGGGCCTCGAAGCGCTTCTGCAGCGACTCGTAGAGGATGTTGTTGTGCCGGATCGCGTCCTTGGACCGGTGCTCGGCGAAGGCGTACTTGCGGTCGGGGGCCATCCTGAAGTCAGCCCCCACGAGGTACACGGTGCGGAAGCCCAGGTAGTGGAGCAGGTGCAGGCCCGCGAGCATGACCGACCGCTTGCCCTTGATGCCCAGCGAGTCGGTGTGCTCCCCGTCCTCGCCCCAGTTGATAGTGTCGGCCTTGAGGAAGCGGTTGTGGTCGAAGTGGTCGCTGCGGCGGTAGAGCAGGACCGAGGGCATCTGCCGCACGCGGAAGGCGCTGGCGCGCATGGAGCCGTCGGGGTTCTGGACGCGCAGGCGCTTGTCCCAGTGGGACACGGGGACGAGCTTCAGGATGCCTGGGTCCTTCCAGCCCGTGTCGATGAAGCGCCCGGGGTCGTCCACGCACGTCCACAGCGTCGGGCGGTGGACCGCCCAGGCGTTGTTGACGGCCATCGTGACGATGCCGCGGCGGTTGAGCTGCGCCAGGTCCAGCGCCGCCAGCGACGGGCCCGAGAGGACGAGGAACGCCGAGCGTCCCCTGTAGAAGTCGCACAGGGAGACGGAGTCGAACTCGGCGGTGTAGAGGCGCACGCCGGAGCGCGCCGGCCTGCGCTGCTTGAGCCCCGCCTGGAGGGCCGCGATGTCGCCTTGGTTCTCACGCATCGGTGAAACGTCCTGCGATGTACCTCTGTGATCCGAGTCCCTGGATCACCTTCCCAACTCTGCCGATCCGGTCGAGCCACCACGAGCGCGGCCGCACGGTCGGGTGCAGCCCCTCCCCGTCCACCCGCGTCCTGCTCGCGTGCGTGCAGATGGAAAACACGAAACCCCCACGCGCGACCGCCACGCGCCGCATCTCCTCGAGGACTTCGTCGACTTCCTCGGGGAGCAGGTGCTCGAGCGCGTCGAACGAGGTGACGACGTCGGCGATGCCGGCGGAGACGAGCATCCGGTGCATCGGCGCCACGACGTCCGCCTCGGGGAACGCGAAGTCGATCCCCAGGCCGTCGATCCCCAGCCGCCGGAGGTGCTGTATAAAGAGGTTCCGCCCGCAGCCGACGTCCACCACGAAGCGCGGCTTGAACCCCTGGACGAGCCGGTACGCGAAGCGCCCGTGGTTCGTCGTGCCGTAGCCAGTCCCCGCCAGCGCGAGGTACTTCCTCCGCTCGTGCTCGCGGCGGGCTTCGAGATCGACGGGAATGGCAGGCGTGGTGTTCATCGCGTCGTCGTGGGGGTTGGGGGTGGGGTCACACGTAGAGCCAGGTCGGGACCTCCTGCTCGGTCAGTTCCATGCCGTTGAGGGCCTCGAAGCACCAGACGGTCTGGCCGCGCGTGTCGCGCTCGGCGCCGAGCTCCACGGCCACGCCCTTCAAGATGGGCCGCAGGAGCGGGATGGCGGCGCGGTTGGGGCAGTAGCCCGGGTCACCCAGGGGCGGCTCGAGCAGGCCGGGGACGAAGAGGGACTTGATCCCGCCGAACCCGTCCGTGCCCTGCGGCTCCTCGAGCGGGTGCTCGGAGTGGTGGCTCTCGTACCGGTTAAACGCGGCCTTGGCGGGGTTCTCTGCGCCGCTGGGATCCTTCGAGGACAGGCCGTTCTCGACGGCGACGTAGCGCCCGTAGGTGTCGCTGGCGGGGTCGCCGTCGATCCGCGCCTCGACCCACGGGTAGCGCCAACGGAACGTCTCGCCCTGGATCTCGGTCGCCTCGCCGAGGATGGCGACGAGGCGGTCGGTGCGCGGTCGGCCGATCTCGACCATGGCCCACAGCTCTCCCGTGCCATCCTCCTTCCACAGGATGACCGTGCCGCCCGAGCCCGAGGAGACGAGCACGTCCTCGTCGGGGGCAAGGTCGGCGAAGGCGTGGTCCTCGTCCTCGACGAGCAGCCGCACGGGCGTGACGCCGTGGACCACGCACAGGCCGACTTCGCCGGCGAGGATCGGCTGGCGGGAGACGACGAACCGGCCCGGGGGCGTGTCCTCGTCGGGGCGCTTACCCTTGAGCGCCATGCGGTTCTGGAAGGTCTTCTCCGGTCCCTCGTCCGTGGGCGGGTAGAGCGGCTCGTCGATGGCCATGACGCGGTAGCGGTCCAGGTCCGAGCCGGTGTCGTTGCGCACGGGCACCACGCCGTGCTGGCGCCCGCCGTCGCGGAGCTCGCCGGAGAAGCGATCCTGCTGCCGGCGCGAGAGGTCCCGCGCCGCATCGACGAAGGCGTTGTACGCCCGCGCGGGGATGCGGAGCGGGTCGCCGGGCCGGACTTTGCGGAGGTCGTCGCCCATTCGTCATCCGAGGTCAAGTGCCGCGAAGTTCCCCGACTCGTACACTCGCTCGACATAGGCCGCGATGGGCCGCTTCACCAGCGCCTTGGCGGTCGTGTCCTCTTGATCCGAGTACCGAATCCACAAGTACTCCCAACCCTTCTTGGCGATCCCATTGATGGGGCCGATGGACAGGCCGGTCACGTTGGGGCTGGCGGCGAAGCGGTAGGTGATCTCCCAGTCCTCCTCCTCCCCGACCTGCGCGCGCTTCGAACCGCTGGCCCCGAGGAACAGCACCTCGCCGGGCTCGAAGCCCCGGAAGGTGTCGGCGTTGACCTTGCCCGTGAGGTTGAACAGGACGCCCTTGTACGCGGGCGTGATCTGGTCGTCGGGCTTGTAGTGCGTTTCGGAGAAGTGGAAGACGGGCACGGTGATGTCCACGCCCTCCACGCCATCGGCGCTGACGCCGATGGCGCCCTTGAAGTCGGGCGCCGTCATACCCGCGGCGGGGTAGCGGTTCACCGTCTCCAGCGACTGGGTGATGTGCTGCGTGCCCCCGCCGGTGTCGAACTGGTAGCTCGACTCGCCCGTGGCCGGCGGCGTGCTGGCACTCTCGCGCCCGTAGCGCACCAGGCCGTCCCACATCTCCGGGCCCAGCGGCTCGACCTGGACGGACTGGCGCGGCAGGGCGTCGTAGGTCTCGGGGGACTGGTCCTCGAGCGCGTCCCGCGCGGCGATGTCGTCGTCGGTGCCGAGGACGACGTAGGCCAGCTCCGCCGAGGGGTTCTGCCCCTTGGTGAGCCGCCGTGAGTCGAACTTCTCGCGCACCTCGATCGGCATCGTCACCTCACCCGAAGGCCAGCCCGCTGGATGTCGCCATGTCCACCAGGCGCCTGGTGTGCCGCGCCGTCTGCTCGGTGGCCCGCGCCGTGCGCTCGGCGGCGTCGTTGCCCGCGGCCAGGCCCGCCACGCCCGCGGCGTTGAACGTGCCGCGCACGCTGATCCCCTTGGCGAGCAGGTCGCCGAGGCCCGCGACCTGGTCCTCGAAGCGGGAGAGCAGGTCGGGGCGTCCCGGCCCCGTGTCGGCCTCCGCCGCTTCGCGCTTGGCGCGGGCCTCGGCCAGGGCCGCCTCCAGCCGACGCTTGGCCTCGTCGAGGGCGGCCTGAGACTCGGCGATGCCGGCTTCCGTGTTCGTGCGCAGCGCGGCCTGGGCGTCCTCGAAGCCCTGGCCGATCTGGGCGAGCGTGGCCTCGTGGATCGCGGCTGCCTGCTCGCGCTCGCCGGCGCGGCGGCGCTCGCGCTCGGCCAGGTCGCGCTGCGCGCCCTGGTCGATCTCCGCCAGGCGGGCCTCGAGCTGCTGGTCCACCGCCTGCTTGGCGGCCTCGACATCGAGCCCCGAGTCGAACAGTCCCTGGATCTCCAGCATCCGCTTGGCGACCCACGAGGAGGCCGACTCCCACACCTTCTGGAACCCAGACGTGAAGCGCGTCCAGGTCTTGGAGAGGAACGAGGTCGTCTCGATCCACGCGACCTCAAGGGCGTGGAAGACGATCTCCGCCGCCGCCAGCGCGCCGTACCACATGGCGTAGGCGGTGGAGACGAAGAACTCCTTGGCCCCGAGCCACACGCGATTGAGCGCCGCGACGCCCTGCTGCCAGATCACCTTGAGGCTGAGCCACAAGACCTGCGCCGCGAGGGCGATGTCGCCCGCGGCCAAGGCGTCGGAGATGCCGCCGACCACCTTGCCCACCCAGTCCCGCAGGCGCGTGAACTGGGCCATGAGCCAGGACAGCGCCTCGCCGCCAGCGCCGCTGGCCACGAAAAGTGCCCCGCCGAGGCCGACCACGGCGGCGACGACCAGGCCGATGGGGGAGAGCAGCGCCCCGATCGCCGCTCCCACGAGCCCGAAGACCGTGCCGATGCCCGCGATGATCCCGGCAAGGAGCCCAAACGCCGCGCCCACTCCCGACACGAGTACGCCCAATCCGATCAGCGCGACGCCCGTGACGGCGACCGCCGCTGCGACCTTCAGCACCCACACCACGACCTCGCGGTTGCGCTTTATCCAGTCCGTGGCGGTGACGATGACGCGCGTGATCCGCTCGGCGATGTCCTTGAGGGTGGGCGCGAGCGCAGCGCCGATGGCGAAGACGCCCTGCCGTACGACGCGCCACAGGCTGTCCAGGGCGTCGTTGAGTTCGGCGGCGTCGTGGGCGGTCTCCGCGCTGACCGTCAGGCCGAGCTGGCGGGCCCGCTCCTGGAGAGCCTCGATGCCGCGTGCGCCCTCGGAGAGGAGAGGCAGGAGCTTGGTGCCCGAGCGCCCGAAGATCTGCATCGCCAGGGCGGTCCGCAGGGCCGGGTCCTCGACGCGAGCGATGCGGTCCGCCAAGCGCTTGAACTGCTCGTCGGGCGAAAGGCCCGCGAGGTCTGACACCGAGAGTCCGAGCCGCGCCAGCGCCTCCTGCGCCGAGTCGGAGCCCTGCGCGGCCTCGACGATCGACCGTTGCATGTGCTTGAGGCCGGTCTCCAGCGTCTCCAGGTCGCCGCCCGCGATCTCGGCGGCGTAACCCAGTTCAGACAGGGCCTCAACGCTGACGCCCGTGCGCTGGCTCATCTCCTCCAGGTCATCGCCCACGGTGGCGAAGTGCTTCGCGGCCCCCAGGAGCGAACCGACCGCCGCGGCACCGATCCCGGCCATGCGGACGCCGACGGCGCGCAGGCTCTCCCCGAAGGCCTGCAGCCGTTTCTGGGCGCGGCGGAGCCCGGCGGTGAGCTTGTCGCTCACGCCCAGTTCCACGAACGCCCGCCCGGCCCGGATGCCCCGCGTGTCCGCCATTGCTCACGACCCTCCCCGGCGCACGCTGTTGCGCCACAGGAGCGGGAGCTTCGGCCGCTCCCGCTCCAGCGCCGGACCCATGTACGGCCGGGACGCGATCTTGACGGTGCGGCTGTCGCGCCGGCCACTCCTTCCGCCGCGACGCCGCGTCACCGTCGCGGGGCCGCCGTATTCGAGGGCGCTGGGCGCGGTGCTGTTCTTGAAGCCCACCGGGCCCACGACGACGGAGTCGCTGGTTCGGTCGTATCCGAAGAGGATGAGCCGGCGCAGGCTGCCCTCGTGCGAGTGCGGCGGCTTGCCCGGTGGCGCGGACCCCTTGCGCTTGCGGATGCTCGTGCGCGCGGCCGTGCGGATGAAGGCGCCGGCCTTGGAGAGCACCTTGCGCTTGGCGGCGTCGACCGCGCCGGTCACCGCGGCGCGGTCGAAGAACAGGTCCTTGATCCGCATGGTGATCACGCCGTTCCCCCGGTCCCGTCGCCGTTGGTGTGCGAGCCGTTCCAGTTGGCCAGGGACTTACCCCGGTCCAGGCCCTTGTTGAACGACGCTTCCTTCTCCTTGCGGAGCCGGCCGCTGCCGATGAACAGGCCGACGATGCCCGTGAGCGCCGGCAGGGCCGGGCCGAGCACGGGCAGGCCCGCGACGGTCGGCCCGACGGTGTCGAGGGCCGAGAGCGTGAGCTGGCCGAGCAGGCCGCGGATCTCGCCGGCCTTCTCGATGCTCGCCTTCCACTGCGCGCCCGTGGTCTGGACCTCGTTGAACCAGTTCTGGTACTCGGTCTCGGCCTCGTTGAGGCTCAGCGCCCTGGGTAGACCGGTGGTCTGCTGGATCGCGTTGGGCGTCTTGACCTTGACGAGGTCGCCCAGGTCGAAGCCCGCGCACGAGGCGAGCACGAGCGCGAGCAGGGCCAGGGCGGTGAGGTAGACGTAGTGGCGGGTCGTCATGGGGCAGCCTCCTTGCTGATTGCCGGCACGGTGGGCGTGCGGCGACGGATGAACACGTCCTTGAGGACCGACACGTCGGCGGGGATGATGCGGCCGGGCTTGCTGAAGGGGTTGAAGTCGCTGGCTCTGAATGGTCGGGTTCGCTTGCGGTCGCGCTGGGTGTTGGCGACCAGGGCCATGAGGTTCGAGGCGATGGACCAGTCGTGGCGGCGGCGCTCCTCCGCCATCGCCACCAGCTCTCGCAGCGTCAGGGGCCCGGGGTCGACCCCCACGAGGCCGGCGCAGCGCCAGACGGCGTCCCAGGCATCAGCGGCGGTGCATCCGCGGCGCTGCTCATCGCCGACTCGGCGATCCGATCCAGTTCGCCGCCCTCGACGAGGCGGTCGATCTTCTTCTCCACCAGGTCGCGGGCCTTGTCCATCACGCCCCGCGTCGCCGTGAGCACCCGCCCGAGGTTCCGGCGGTCCCTCGGGCTCGGGCAGAAACCGACCAGTTCCTCCAGCAGCGCCGCCGTCGCGTGCTCGATCGCGTCGCCGGCCATCGCGCGCCCGAACTCCTCGTCGGACACGCCGCGCGTCTCCGCCTCGGTCCTGCACACGGCGTAGACGACGTCGCACAGGAGGACGGGGTCGCGGATGAGGCGTTCGATGAGGCCACCCGTGCCCTCGACGACCTGCATGAGGTCCACACCCACGAGCCCCCGCACCCGCTTGAGCGCGGCGACGTTGACCTCGACCGTCCATTCGCGGCCCCCGTTGTCCTTGAACGTGCGCATCCGTGTTCCTGCTCCTTCCGTTGCTGCGTTGCTCGTCGGGCCCCTGGGGGTCAACCGCCGATCCAGGTCGGGGCCGTCGCCGAGTACGTGACCTTGGCGGTGACCGAGACGGTGATGGCTTCCTCGAGGGCCTCGTTGCGGCTGAAGTTGGTGATCGAGAAGTCCGCCTGGAGCCCCTGCCCCGCGGCGCCGTCGAGGATCTGCAGGCCGATGGGGTCGTTGTTGAAGAACGCGTTCTTGATGGCGGTGAACCCCGCGTCGGCGGTATCCCAGACCATCTCGAACTCGACGCTGGCCTCCTTGAGCGTGGCGACGGTGGCCCGCCAGCCCGCGTTGGCACGGGTGGTCACGTCGGCCTCGCCGGCCTCGAGGTTGAGCGTCACGTCGCGGGTGTTGTCGAGGGCGACCCACGCCCCGCCGCCGCCGACGCCCCCGACCTTGTAGTTGAGCTTGGCCTCCATGCCGAGCTTGATGCCCATCGTCGAACTCCTTCTCTGCCGTCAGACGCTGTGACCCAGGACGAACACGCTCTCGCCCGCCTTGCTCTTGACTTGGACCTGCGCCAGGTCCAGCTGCTCGAAGCGGTACTGCACGCCGGGCGGGAGCAGGATCTCCTTGCCGTCGGCCCCCTTGAGCACCGCGTCCTGCGTGTTGAGATGCGAGGCGGTGAGCGTGAAGGTGGCGACCAGGGGCGCGGCGGACAGCGCCACGTAGTTGTTCTCCAGGTCGATCTTGAGGGCCACGAGGTTCCGCACGGCTACCTCCGCACCCGGTACGTGACGGTGAGCACGCTCGTGAACGCCCGGTGCTCGACAATCGCTTCGCTGGAAACCACGGGCTCGTGAGCGATGCCGAGCCAGGCCGCCTCGGGGAAGTCGGGGAGCCGCTTGAGCCGCAGGTGGTCGGCGATCTCCTCGACCAGGTCGAGCAGGCCGTCGATCTCGCCGTCGTCGGCCACCTTCTTCTGGACGCCCACGTCGATGACGTGGTCGAACTGCCCGGCGTCGCGGCTGGAGACGGCGATCGCCGTGGAGCGCGGCACGACGGAGACTCTGAGTTCCGCCAGTTCCTCCAGCGTGAAGGCGGGCTGGTACACCCGCTGCGCGGTGAAGGGCTGGCTGAACGTGCCCGCGTTCAGGCTCGCGGTGACGGCGTCGGCGATGACGGCGATGGTGCTCACGGCGCCCCCCTCCCCTCGGACCTCCCGCCGTTGAGCCGGCCCTCCAGGTACGAGACGCGGCGCTCGATCGCCTGGTATTCACCGCGGAGGGCCCGGGCCTCCACGATGAGCTCATCGAGGCGCTTCTCGACTTGGTCGAGCTTGGCGGTGACCACGCCCCACTGGACGGTGATGGCGCCCGCGGCGAGGAGCGCGGTAAGGACGATCGCCGCCCAGCGGCTCTTCCCGTTGCCCGTGTTGGTGCTGTTCTGCGCCATGGGTCGGTAGGGGGTGGGGGATCCTCAGGAGAGCCACGCGGGGGGCAGGTCCGACATCTCCAGGATGGTCTGGCAGGGCGACCCGTTGATCAGGCCGCTGACGATGAGCCGCACGCGGTCCGCCTTCGTGCCACCGTGGGCGGGGTCTTCGCTGCTGCCCTGGAGCACGCAGAAGTGCTCGCGGATGGCGTAGTTGGCGCCCGGGCCGAACCAGCCCTTGCTGGTGGCGGCCAGGTCCCAGCGCGAGTACTGCTTGTCGCGGAAGCGGCCGGAGAGCGCCGCGAAGCGCCCGTTGTGCCAGGGGTAGAGCTCGGGGTGGACCTGCTCGTGGGCCTCAGTGCAGATGCCGATGCCGTGGTACAGCACGCGCTCGGCGAAGTACATCGCCTGCGTCTTGGTGGCCTGCGAGCAGGCCGCGCAGGCGTCCAGGCCGATGTAGTCGCCGCTGCCCAGCCCGGCCTCCTTGGCCGGCAGGATCATCGCGTCCAGGATCACGTCGCGCTCCCCGGGGTCGATCTCGATCGGGAAGATGTCCAGCGCAGGCGTGCCGTAGTACACCATCACGCGCCCGCCGAGGCTGTGCGAGTGCGCGATGCGGGGGGCGAGCGCCTCCCAGAACCCCGGCACAGTGGCCTCGGCGATGGCTAGGTCCTGCGGGCCGCGCGGCGTGCAGCGGATCTCGGCGCCCCCGGCGCTGGCGGGATAGTGGCCCGACAAGGGCTCCTGGCCGTTCTTGTGCTGCCCGTGCGCCCACATGATGCAGAAGCTCGGGTAGCGCGGCAGCAGCGCATCGAGGGACGGTTCGCCCCACAGCCCCTCCTGCCAGGCGAGGTCCCAGCCCTTCTCCACCAGCGGCGCGTGGAACCCGCATGGGTTGGCCTCGTTGACGGCGGCCTGGTCCGACGGCGCCCACAGCCGCCACGTGCCCAGCGGCACGCTGGTGACTTCCGGCGGACTCTCCGTCCCGACGTGCTTGGTGTGGATGCGGAGGGTCCGGCGGTGCGGGTCGCTGTAGCGGAAGGGCGGCTCGGTCCCCGGGGCCATGACCTCGTACACGAAGGTCTTCCCGTCCTGCGCCTCGCGCACCTGGTCGCCGGCCTTGGGCAGGACCGGTGCGCCGGCCAGCACGAGGTCCGCGGCCCGCACCAGGAAGTCGCGAGCCTCGATCCGGCTGACCAGCCCACGGTCGTCGGCCTGCTCGAAAACCGTGCGACCGATCGTGGCGGAGAGCTCGACCTCATCGGAGCCGCGTCGGTAGACCACCGTCCGCGTCATGTGACGGTGACGCTGGTCCTGGAGGAACGCCGAGCCTTGTTCGAGCAGGTCCGCCACGCGTGGTGTCTCCTGGCCGGGGTCGGTCGAGCGATGCGGGTTTACTGCGACACGCGGACGCGCACGACCGTGTCGGCGTCCACCGTTGCCTTGACGCACTTGCCGATGAGCTTGTTGGCGCCGGCGGCGGCGTTCTTGGTGGCGTTCCCTGCGGCGGCGTCCCAGTAGGTGAGGACGCCCATGCCGATGGCGCTGCCGATGCCACCCGCCTTGGGGAACTCGAACACGCCCGTGACCGCCAGCGAGCCGAGCTGGTTCGCCTTGAGATCCACGCGCGTGACGCCCACGAGCTCCGACTGCACGACCACCGTGCCCGCGGGCGTGTCCGCCCCCGGCGTGTAGTCGATCGCGGACCCGTCCTGGATGAACTTCGCTGGCATCTGAGATCCTCCTTCGCCCGGCACACCGCCGGGTTCGCCGCCGACCGGTTCGCCGCCCATGGGGGATTACACCTCGCCCTTGCTCTTGACGCCGCCACGCGGGTCCTGCAGGGCCACGCCGAAGTCGTGGTACCCGCGCATCTGGATGCCGAGTACGTTGAAGTCGGCCTCGGCGGTCTCGATGGTGGGCGACTCCTGGCCGTTGAGGAACGCCACCTCGATGACGGGCAGGTCCGACGGGTCGGCCAGCAGGTACCACGCCTTGGTGGAGGAGCCCGCGTACTGCGCGTTGCCGAGGTAGCGGCTGACCTCGGCGCGGAACTTGCCCTGGTGCGGGTTGGCAACGGGGAAGCGCGTGTTGGCCGTGGTGTCGCGGAACTCCAGGCTCTTGAAGAGCTGCGTGCCCATCGCCGAAAGCGCGGTCGGCACCAGCATGATCGAGGGCATGATGCCGATGGGCTTGCCGTCGGTGTCCACCTGGTCCATGAAGGTGACCTCGGCCTTGGTCAGGCCGTCGATCGACAGCGCGGTGTCCGCGCCCGAGATGTAGTTCTTGTTGCCGGCGGCGAAGAAACCCCCACCGCCGTTGTTGAGGAAGATGGTCCAGAAGACGTCGTTGATCTTCAGGCCCGAGCCGCGGCCGAGCTTGCGGGGCACGGTGGTGATGGCCCCCAGGTCGTCGTTGATGATGTCCCGGCGGTCGATGGAGAGGAGCAGGCCGTAGGTGTCGGCCTTGTTCGTGTAGGTCTCCTCGCCCAGCGTGCCGTGCTTGAGCTCGCCGCCCGCGGGGACCTGCTCGTACTGGTCCTTGCCGACCAGGCGGTAACTCGTGACCGTCTTGAAGTCCGACACGTTGCGGACGGCGCAGATGTTCCGCCAGGTGCGCTCGACGCTGAAGAAGCCCTCCAGCAGGAACTTGTTGGCGACGCTGGAGAGGATGCCGCCGATGCTGATCGTGGACAGCCCGGCCTCAATCGTGGGGCCCCCGCCGAACGCGGCCCGCAGCACGGCGCGGCTGTCGCGGAAGTTGCGGCCGGTGTACCCGTTGGCCCACGCGGCCTCGAGCAGGAGCTCCTGCAGGCCGATGCCGCCGCGGAAGCGCTTGCTCGCGGCCTCCAGGGCTGGCGCCTCGCAGGCCTTCTCGACGCCTTCGAGCTTGGCCGTCAGGAGGCACGCCGCCTCGAGCACGGACGAGGTGATGGTGTGGTCGGCCATGTGCACGGCCGGCGCCTTGGGCCGGCTGGCGCGGAGGACCTCCAGTTCGCAGCGCGTCGCGTCCCACCCCTCGCCGATGGCCTTGGCCTCGATCTCGGGGTGCTTGCCCGCGCAGATCCGCCGGATCGCGGCGATGCGCGTGGTCTCGGCCAGGGCCTCGGCGCGGATTGCGGCCGCGCCCGGGGGAGCCGGATTGCCGCCGGCCGGCACGGGGTCGGCCTCGCCGCCACCCCCAGCACCGCCGCCCTGCTGGGCGGCGACAGAAGCGCTGGTGCGGCCGTCGGCCCCGAGGTCGACGAAGCTGATCTCGCCGAGCGTCGCCTTGCGGACGACGTTGATCGGGCCGGTGAACTCCTGGCCGTTGACCGTCGCCTTCTGCGTCTCCTTGATGAACTCGAACTCCTCGACGCTGGCGCCGACGGACGCCTGCCAGGGGAAGCCGTTCCGCGAGGAGGCGACCACCTCGCGGGCCGTCGCAGTGTCACGGGAGATCACGCCCGTGGCGACGAGTTGCCCCCCTTCGACCTTGATCGCGTCGGTGTGGCCCACGCCAGCCGCAGGGTCGTGCGCGAACCGGATCGGCCGGTTCTGCGACGGCACCGCCAGCCCCGCCAGGTCCAGGACGACGGGGTAGCGCCACCCGGCGACGCGCATGGCCCCGCCCGTGTACGCGACCATCTTGAAGCGCGGTAGGGCCTTCTCGGCGTCCGCGCCCGCGGCGGCCGCGGTGATCTCGGCGGTGCCGGTGAGGGTCAGGGGGGAGGGCGGCGTGGGGGCCGCGCACTCAAGCCGCAAGTGCCTTGGCGTCTTCGGAGTCGTTCGCATTGTCGTCTTCCTCTTGGGGCGCCGCGGGCATCGTGCCCGCGGGCGTCAGTCCGAGTTCGTTCATCAACGCCTGCTCTTTGGCGCGCTGGCGGAGTTCCTCCTCCCAGTCGCGCCCCTGCCGCGCGTACTCGGCGGCGAGCGTCGTCGTGTGGTTGGCCAGGCGGGTCGCCTGCGCCGTCGCTTCCTTGGCCGGGTCAACGTGCTCGACGCCGTCCCAGAACCAGGTGTGCGCGGGTGGGCCGTCCACGCCGAGGAGCCGCATCGACTGCGGGAGCAGGCCCTCGACCAGCACCGCCTCGTTGAGCCAGGCGCGCAGGACGCGGTCGAGGACCGCCAACTGCAGGTGACCCTGCTCGACGCGGATGCTCTTGAAGTACGTCTGGTGGTCCAGGCGACCGGAGGCGTAGTTGTACCCCGAGGAGTTCCCCGCCGCGACGTTGAACGGCATGTTGAGGCAGCGGGCGATCTCGTTGAGGATCTCGCGCTTGAACTCGGCATAGGACGTGGCGGGCTGCTCGGCGTGGACCTGGCCGAGCTTCCAGCCGCCGGGTAGAACAGTGGCCAAGCGCTGCTCGAGCGTGACCTCGTCCATGGGCTCGAGCGGGTCGGCCTCGCCGTTGGCCGGTGCCTCGGTGTAGAGCACCGCCGCGAAGTCGGCCGCTGTCTCCGCGGCGGCGATCACCGCCAGTGTGAAGCGGCGGAGCTGCGCGAACAAGGGAAGCGCCGGCGTGATGTCGGGGATGCCGCGCATCTGGCCCGGGCGGTCCGGCCGGAAGTAGTGGACCACCGACGCGGCGGGGAGCACGTCGAACCGGCTCGGATCGTCCGAGGGGATCGTCCAGAAGGCGCCGTCGCCGGGGTGGCGGCGGAGCACCTGGTACTCGACGGGGTTGCCCGCGTCGTCGAGGATGATCCCGTCCACCTCGCGGGGGCCGGGAAGGCGCCCGAGCGGGCTGGTGACCTGGTCCGGCTCGATGAGCTTGAGGTCCAGCGTCACCGGCGATCCGCTCGCCTCGATCGTGGGGTTGCTCGTCAGGATGGCGAATGCCTCGCCGCTCTCGGCGCGGGCCATCCGCATGGTGCGGAGTTTGCCCGGCAGGTCCACGGCCCGGGCCCACCGCTCGAATGCGTCCTCGATGCGGCGGTTGACACCCGCGTCGTCGGTCAGCATCTGCAGCCGCGGCCCAGTGCCGACGGTGTCGTTGGCGAGCGTGAGGACGATGCCCTTGGCGTAAGAGTTGTTGGCGACCTCGTAGCGCGAGCGGTTGCGGAGGATGCGCCGGACCTCGGGGTTGACCGCCGCGTTGGGTGCCAGGCCGTCGGCGTTGGCCCAGTGTCGCCGGTTGTCGGGTGTGGTCTGGGCCGAGTCGTACTTGGCCGCGACGGCTCGATCCGCTCGGCGCACGCGCGCGACCCGCAAGGGCCGGGAGCGCGCGGCGTCCCTGCCGCGGCTCCCATTCGTTCGTCCCAGGATGTTGGCGATGGTCTTTAGCATCCGTGCATGTCTCACGCCGTGCCGGGAGGAACGAGCTTGGCGAACTTGACGCCGAGGCCGGGCTTCTTCGCGGCGTCCTTGGCCGCGAGGTAACGGTCGGCCTCGATCTGGTCGGGCAGCGGGTGCTGCTCGACGCTGCCGGAGTCGCCCGCGGCCTTGGCGGGGCCGACGGCGTTGTCCTTGATGGCCTGCTCGAGGTTGTCGGGTTGGTCGGCCAAGGCAGCGCTCCGAGGTCCCGCGCCGAGCGGGCTCTTCAGTGGCTACCTATGCGAAATCCCGCCCACCTGCGCGCGCGGAACGCCAGAATCACCGCTCACGGGTACACCGGTGGACCTGTTTCATACCATTGGGCGTTCGAATGCCTGATTCACGGTGCCTCTGGGGGCCACAGCGATGCCCGACCCGCACATCGATCTCTCAGACTCAACCGTTCGGATTGAGCATCTCGATGTCCCACGCAGGGAGGTCGCCGCGTATCTCGCGGCCGCTCCCGAGGAAGATCGCGCCGGCCTTCTCGTGCGTGCCATCGAGGTCGGGGTCTTCTGCCTCGAGCGGGCTCAGTCCGCCAAGGACGTCGACTTCGTTCGCCGGCAGATCGAGGCCCTTCTCACGACCGTGGAGCGGGAGGTCACGCAGATACCGCAGAAGGCCGAGGACTCACTGGTCGCCAAGATCGGAGTGAACGACGGCCAGGTGTTGGCCCCTCTCAAGAAGGCGGTCGACGATGCCTCGCTCGCCGCCCAGCAGCGTGTGAAGGAGGTCAAGGACCTCCTGGCCAGCGATCTCGACCCGGGAAAGGAGACGTCCACGCTGGGGAGGGCCCTGTACCGCCTCCGCGAGCTCCTGGACCCGAAGCGAACCGATTCGATCCAAGGGTGCCTGGAAGCGGCCGTTGCAAAGACTGTCGCAGTGGATGGCAGCCTGGCAAAGGCGGTCAAAGCGGTCGTCGCAGACGCGGTCAAGCCGCTGGCCGATCGCGTCGAGGCTCTGACGCTGGAGGTCCGGGGCCAGGATGCAGCGGCGGAGGCGCTGCAGCAAACCACGCAGAAGGGAGTGACCTACGAGGAGGAAGTCGCGTCACTCTTGCAGGGCTGGGGCGGGCGGCTGGGCCTGGAGGTGCGGCACGTCGGCGGCGACAATCGGCCGGGAGACGTGCTCGTCATCGCGAGCGAAGCCTGCGCGTGCGGCGTTGGGCTGACCATCGTCGTCGAGACGAGGGATCGTCAAGCGGCGCTCGGACGCATGCAGATCGCCGCCGTCATGTCGACCGCGATGGCCGAACGTGCTGCGGCGGCCGGCGTGTACCTCAGCCGTACATCCGATGGTCTGGCCAAGGAAGTCGCCGATTGGGCGGAGGGAGCGTGCGACCGCGGCCTCTTCGTCGCGTGCACCAACGAGCACTTGATCTCAGCGGTCAGGTTCCTCTTGGTGTCCAAGCGGCTCGAGGCGATGCGTGCGTCCACGCCGACGATCAACACCGCGTCGATCGAGGCCCAGCTTCAGCGCGCCAAGACGGCTCTGCGTCGAATCGGCACCATCAACACGAAGGCGGGGGACGTGCGAAATACCGCAGACGCGATTAGGCAGGAGGCCGAGTCGCTGCGGGACGAAGTGCGGGGCGCCCTGACCGAGATCGAGGACCTCATGCGGGTCGTTCCTGCGATGCCAGAAGCGGCGGTCCCAATCACTGCCGTGCCGGACGGACTATCCGCTCCGTCGTCGTGACCCGCCGTCCGCAATAGCGGCACTCCCGACGCCGCGTCACAGCACCGGAGGAACGCGGGCGGGTGTAGACAACGCGGAAGTGGCCGCACCCGCAGGCCGGGCAGCGGAGTCCGCGTGGCGGAGTGGTCGGCAACGGCGCCGTCATCGCCGGCCTCCTTGAAGCATCGAAAGCCGCACGCGGGGGCGCGCCGGCGCCCTGGACTCCGTCCCGAACAGCACCGCACCCTCCATCGACGCAGCCACCGCCGCGCCCACCAGGCAGTCGAGCCAGTGGTTGTCGAGGCCATCGACCCTGAGCTTCCACTCGTCCACGGTCCGGCCCCGTCCCTCGGTCTTCACGCGGTACTCGCTGGTCAGGTGCTCGGCGAAGAGCCGGTGCGGGTCGGGCTTGGTCCCGAAGAGCGACAGGCAGCCGGGGTCGCCCATCGGCACCGCCAGGCGGGCGTGTACGAACGACTTCCAGTAGTTGGTGTCGAAGACGACGTGGCGCACGGCGCGCTTCCCGGTCACCACGGGCACGCGCCAGTTAAGGCCGACGCGCTCGCCGCGCTTGCGCTTGTAGTCGGAGAACGGGATGCTCGACGCCCCCACGTACCTGCCGTGGCTGGGCATGAGTACGCCCGCGTGCGGGCTCTGCCGGCAGAACTGGTAGACCACGTCCGTGGACGATCCCCAGTTGGCGTCGACCAGGCAGCGGTCGATGCGCACCATCGCGCCGTCGTCGCGCCGCCACTCGCGGGCCACCGTCGCGGCGATCAGCCGCTCCAGCCCGGCGTAGATCGCCCCCTCGACCCCGGCGCGGGGCGCCGCCGTCGCCAGTGTCCGGCGCAGGTCCCGGAGCGTGAAGTACCCGTGGGGGTGCTTCTGGTCGGGCTCCGTGCCGTAGTCGATCACGTACCCGGTGAAGTCGTCCTCCCAGGCCGCGACCAGGTAGAACAGGGCCTTGGCCTGAACGTCCACGAACATCGTCAGGCGCGTGCAGCCGATGGGGATCTCACCGCGCTGGTGCCCGCTCAGCTTCGAAGCGATCGAGTCGGCGGCCAGCAGGTCGTCCTGCGCCTGGACCTCGGGGAGCGGCTCGTTCTGGTACTCCGCGAAGAACGCGCGTTCATCCTGGAGCTTGAGGTTCATCGCGTGCTGGACGGCCGAGACCTCGTCGTGGTTGAACCGCTCGGGCCAGGCGATGACGGCGCCCTCGTCCATCGCCGTGCGGTGCTGGCGGTAGAACTCCGTGGCCTCGGCAATGCCCCGGTCGTTGCGCAGCCCATCGGCGCGGAGTTCCGCGTACCGCGCCCACAGCGCCTCGCGCACGGGAAAGGCATAGACCATCTTGGTGCGCTCGCCCTGCCACTGCGGGTGCTTCTCGCGGTCGAGGATGCGGTCGGCCATGTCGTCAGGGCGGACGACGGTGAGCGTCATCAGGCCCGCGATCTTCTTCCCCGGGCCGGCCAGCCCCAGGATTGCCCCCGCAAGGATGCGCTCGCGCGTCGCGCATTGCGACGGCGACCGGGCGCTCTCGTCCGTCTGCGGGTCGTCGATGAGCACCAGCGACGGGCGCACGCTCCCGCCGTCAGCCCGCTTGTGCTTCATGCCGCGGATGCGGCCGGTGATCCCGGCCACGCGGATGATGGCCCCGGAGGCAAGCGACCCAGCGATCGTCGGGAGCACGATCTCGCGGGCCGTCCACCCGATGTGCGTCTGCTTGCCTTGGTAGAGCTGCCCGGCTGCCCGCTGGTGGATGCCCTCCAGGCAACGGATCGGGTGACAGACCTCGGGGAAGTCACCGGCGAGCAGATCGCTGTTCTCCAGTTCCGCCTTGATGCTCTCCAGCATGCTGGAGGCGTGCTCCTCGTCCGAGCCGATGAGCGCCACGAACTCGCGGTGCCCGAAGAGCATCGCCCAGAGGCAGGCGGTCTCGCACAGCGACGTCTTGCCCGAGCCGCGCGGCATGGCCATCGCGAAGAGCCCGCCCTCGAGCACGGCCTGCTCGATCTTGGCGATGACCTTCAGGTGGTCGTCGGACCACTTCAGGTGGAACGTCTGCGGGAAGTAGACCTCGCAGAAGAACCGGAAGTCGCGCGCGGCCCGCTGCTTCCGCGCGGGGTCCGCCACCTCGGGCAGGTCACCGATGTCCCGGCCGGAGAGCGAGAGCATGGCGTTGCGGAGCCGCGCCCGCTCCTTCAGCGCCTCGTAGCCCGTGAGTCCGGCCGGCTGCTTCGCGGCCTCGGTGAGCGCCTCGTGCCGCGTGGTCACCAGCCACGCGACGTACCGGAACAGGTCCACTTTGCCGCCATGGCCGTCGGCAGCGATGCGGAACCCCGCGCGCGTGCGGTGTCGATGGAGCTGGCGCTCGCTGATCACCTCGCCCAAGGGCGTGCTGTTGAGCAGCCGCGCCAGTTCGCCGGGCTTGAGTTTGCGCGGGTCAATCGCCACCGGCCGACATCTCCTTGACCAGCCACGCGGCGTAGTGCACGAGGTTGAGCGTCCCGTCGGCGTTCGTCGGCGCGCCGGTGTCGATGTCCGCGCGGAGCATCGCCTCCGTCACGGGCTTCCCGCCCAGGCGCGACAGCACGCGGGCGGCGTCCGCCACGGGGAGCGCGGCGGGGTTCAGGCGGGACATCCCCTGGGACATGGCGTCGGGGGCGGGACTAGGCGCGTGTTCGGGAGTCATCTCGGACCTCCCGCCGCGCGGTGGCCACGTGTTTCGCATAGATGCCCACAAGGGCGAGATTCTGCCGCGAATCTCGCGCAATGGCCTTGAACTTCCGCGCGGCTCACGCCCTCATGTGCCCCACGCGAGCCGGACCACCGCCGCGAACAACGGAGGCCAAGACCATGACGAAGCGCACGACGAAGAAGCCCGAACCGACCGCCGCGGAGACGTACGCGCAGCGCGCCACCGACATCGCGCGGCTCATCGACGTCCTGGAGATGCACCTCCAGGTCCACGCCGAGGGCGCGAAGTCCGACCCGGCCAACTGGGGGCGCGTCGGGGACCTCGGCAAGGTCCGCAGCGACCTGATCGACCTCGTCGGCTTCATGGCCAACATGGACCGCGCCACCGTCGAGGAGTTCCTGGACAACGCCGAGTGACCGACGCACCCCAACGGAGCAGCAGCCATGCGGACCATCCAGATTCAAGGCATCGAGTTCCCCAACGCCGACGAGGCGATCCAGCACACCTACGCCAGCGGGCGCGGCGAGGCGATCACCATCGGCGGCAAGTACCTGGTCATCGAGCCGGCCGAGGCGCACCGCCTGGCGGCGGCCGGGGTCGCATTCGCATACCTGCACGTCATCGACCACCCGGACCACCCGCACGGGCTGGTCGTCATCGTCCCCGTCAACTGAGCACGGAGCACCGACATGAACATCAAGACGATCGTGGTCGAGGGGGTCCAGGAAGACATCAAGATCACCCGCACCGACGCCGGCGCGGCGGTGAGCGTCGAGCGCTTCACCCGGAGCGCCGGCAAGCACGACCACGTCATCGCGGAGGTCGGGCGCGACGAGGGCCGCGAGGCCCGCTACGCGAAGGCCGCCGAGGTCGCCAAGGTCGTCTACGGGACGGACCGCCGCGGCCGGGTCAACGCCACCAACTCGATGGTCCACGACGTGCTCAACGAGATCGAGCGCGTCGCGGGCTGCTGACCCCCACGCGGCGGCGCGGGGAACCGCGCCGGCCACGCTTCGCCGCCGCAGCGTGCGGCGGCATTTCGCACCCGTAGTTCGGAGAATCGCATGAGTACGAAGACGAAGAAGGCCCCGAAGACCCGCACCCCCGCGAAGTCCAAGAGCGCCGCCCGCGCCGAGGGCGCCGCCAAGACGGAGCGCCTCCGCAAGGCCGCGCTCGCCGAGATCCAGGACCGCCTGGACGGCAAGCCCGCCGAGGCGGCGCCCGCCAAGGGCGGCAAGGCCCCGAAGGCGCCCAAGGCCCCCAAGGAGAAGAAGCCGAAGCGCGTCAGCGCCCTGGACGCCGCGGCCCAGGTCATCGCGGGCGCGAAGGCCCCGATGCGGGCCAAGGAGATGGTCGCAGAGATGGAGGCCAAGGGCCTCTGGAAGAGCCCGGGCGGGAAGACCCCCGAGGCCACGCTCTACGCCGCCATCATCCGCGAGATCGCGGCCAAGGGCGACAAGGCCCGCTTCAAGAAGCACGACAAGGGCCTCTTCGTGGCCGGGAAGGGGGCCTGACCCATGAAGATCGCAGAGGTTCAGGTCGGCGGCCGCTACGTCGCCAAGGTCTCGGGCGTGCTCACGACCGTCCGCGTCTTGGCGATGCGCGAGACCTCCGGCTTCAAAGGCGCGTCGCGCTCGGTGATCGACGTGGTCAACGAGCGCACGGGCCGCCGCACCACATTCCGCTCGGCGGCGCGCCTGCGCCGGCCGGCGGCCGCGCCGGAAGGAGGAGCCTGACCCATGGACGAGACCTTCCGGGTCGAGGACGGCATGCTCGTGCGGGCGGTCGTCCCCACCAGGGGCACGCCCTACGAGCACCGCTGCCCCCTGGCGGCCTACGAGGCGGTGGCGCACGCCATCGACGAGGCGGGGGATGGCCCCGTCGTGCTCGAGGCGCTCGTCGCCGCCACCGGGCTGCCGCACACGCAGGTCAACGTCGCGTTCGCGTTCATGAAGGAGCGGGGATGCGTGGTCCCCGTTCACGGGCGACGGCACAAGGCCGCCTCGAAGTTCGTCTTCGAGGACGCCCTCATCGAGTACCACGCGCTTCGAGAGCAAGGACCCTGAACCATGAGTACCGACACCAAGACCGACCTGCTCGCCGCCGCGCAGGCCCTGCTGGAAGCCCGCGACAGCGGGATGCTCACCGAGGACGAGTGGGAGGGCCTCGCGCGGGCCGTGAGCCCGCCCACGCCCATCCCCGAAGGCGCGGCCCAGCGCTTCGTGTACGACCAGACCGAGGGGCTGGTCCGGCTGGTTGAGAAGGACGGCACCACCGTCCTTCGCCAGAGCGCCATCCCCGACGCCCTGTCCGCCGTCGCGGAGTTCGCGGAGGAGCGTGCCGGGCCGTTCATGATCGAGGGCGCGCGGGCGGCCGACGGCTTCCAGTTCGGACGCCAGGACGCCGAGGCCGCGTGCGAGTTCCTGGTCCACCTCGGCTTGGCGCTCCGCCTGCCGGACGGCGGCTACGCGCCCAACGGCGAGGGCATCGCCGACAAGGCGCTTGCCGCCATGAACGCCCTGCCCGAATCCTGAGCGGGTCATGAACTGACCCTCTCCGCCGCGACAACCGTCGCGGCTTTCTCTTCGGCCGCAGCGTTCGAGCCCAGCCGCTCCGCCTTGCGGCCCGTGAACTTCTCCCAGCGCTGCACGATGACATCGCAGTAGAGCGGGTCCAGTTCCATCAGGAACGCCCGCCGCCCGGTCATCTCCGCGCCGATGAGCGTCGAGCCGCTGCCGCCGAACAGATCGAGCACGTTCTCCCCCGGGCGCGACGTGTACTCCATCGCACGCCGCGCCAGTTCGACGGGCTTCTCGGTCAGGTGGACCATCGCGTTGGGGTTCACCTTCTTGACCGACCACGTATCCGGCACGTTGTTCGGGCCGAAGAACCGGTGCGCGGCGCCTTCGCGCCAGCCGTAGAAGCACCACTCGTGGTTGCCCATGAAGTCCTTGCGCGTGAGGACCGGGTGCTCCTTGATCCAGATGATCGCCTGCGAGAAGTACAGCTCGCAGGCCTTGAGCACGGGCGGGTAGTTGCCGCAGTTCGCGTAGCCGCCCCAGATGTAGAAGCCGCCGCCAGGGATCAGCACGCGGGCGATGTTCCCGAACCACGCCGCGAGCAGCCGGTCGAACTCATCGTCGGAGACGAAGTCGTTGGCCAGCGGCCGGTCTTTGGCCCGCATCTTCTTCGTGGTCGGCTGGGCCTTCTCCGGGTGCCGGGCGAGGTCCATCTTCTGGTGATGGGTCTGCTTGCGGGCGAGGCGCTCACGGTCCTTCTTGCCGCGCTCGCTCTGCGACCGCTCACACTGCAGGTCCTCGCGGCGGGAGAACGACGTGATCCCCGCGGCGATGGCGTTGTTGCTCCGCGGCTCGACTTTCACGTTGTACGGCGGGTCCGTGTTGACCAGGTGGATCTGCGCGCCGTCGAGCAGGCGGTCGAGATGCTCGGGGTTGCCACTGTCCCCGCACATGAGCCGGTGGTTGCCGAGCACCCAGATGTCGCCGGGCACCGTGGTCGCGGCATCCGGCGGAGCGGGCACCTCATCCGGGTCCGTCAGACCCGCCGTCCCCGCGGGCGCCAGCAGCGCCGTGATGTCCTCGGCGCTGAAGCCCAAGAGTGAAAGGTCAAAGTTCACGCCCTGCAGATCGGCCAGCTCGATCGGCAGCAGTTCCATGTCCCACGACGAGAGCTCATGGAGCTTGTTGTCCGCGATCCGCAGGGCCTTGACCTGGTCGGCGCTGAGTTCCCGTGCGACGTGCACGGGCACCTCGGTGAGCCCGAGCTTCTCCGCGGCCTTGAGCCGCGTGTGCCCGGCGATGATGACGCCGTCGCCATCGACGACGATGGGCACGCGGAAACCGAACTCCTGGATGCTCTTGGCGACCGCCTCGATCGCACCCTCGTTCTTCCGCGGGTTCTTCTCGTAGGGCTTGACTCGCCCGATCTCCCACATCTCGATCTTCATGCCTCGCTCCTTGCGGCGCTGCGATTCCGTTCATGGCCGACCGGGCCACGCGGCCCGTCGGTTTGGCGCTTGATCAGCGCTTGATTGGCGTTGGGTCCCGCCGGCCCGGGCCCGCCCGTTGGCCACCCGTTGGGCGACGTTGGCCCACGTCGCGTCCTGGCGGCGGGGGCGTACCGGCCCCGCCCCCGGGGGCCTTCCCGCCGGACACGCAAACAAACTCTGTCGGGGTTCGCGGCTGTTCCCGGCGGCCTTTTCTGCGCGTCAGCGCCGGGAAGGAACCATGCCGCGCTGAAAGAAGTGAAGGATTCCGGTAGGGGGCGGAGGCTGTAAGGGGCGGGAAAACAGGGAGATAGAGAAGAATCTCTCTTCTTTCACTTCCTTCATCCCTCCCTCTCTCCGCACCCCCGCGCGCGCGATGCGCTTCCTTCTCTATACAGAGACCCCGGGTTGAAGAATGTGAAAGAAGCGCCGGGCGGTCAGGTGAGGGCATAGGTCAGCCTCCTCCGCCCGCTCGTGGGCGTGCTCGCCTCGGTGATCTGCCCCGTCTCCAGCAGGTTGTCGATGACCTCCTGCCGCTCGCGCTGGGTCAGCGACTGCGTGCGCCGGCACAGGTCGCTGCGGGTGATGGACCCGCCGGCGCGGCGGATGATCCGCAGCACGCGTTTCTGCCTGGCGTCGAACAGTCCGTCCGCGACCCACTCGTGGGCGACGTAGAGCATGCGGCGCGTCAGGTACTCGGACAGCGCGCACGCCCACTGGGCCGCGTCCTCGTCGATGACGGGCTTGGCGTGGTCCTTCGAACAGGCGTAGACCAGCGCCAGGCGGCACGCCTTCTCCTCGGCGCGAGCCCAGAGCGACCGCCCGTCCTCGTCCCGGGCCAGCTCGTGATCGACCAGCGCGGCCAGCGCGTCGAATGCCGCGCCTGCCTGCGGCGTCGCGGGAACGACCACCGGCTCGGGGTGCTCGGTGCGCAGGTTGCCGCCGGGCTTGAAGTCGCCCCACCAGCGGGCCGTCGCCAGAATCGACTCGGGCACCGCCGTCGCCCGGGCGCGCTGCCGCGCCGGAGTGGCCTGGGCCTCGAAGACAAGCAACCGCGCGATGAACCCGTCGCTGAGGCTGTCGGCGGTGAGGGACTCGAAGAAGTGCTCGGGAACGGTGGTGCCGTAGACGCCCACGCACGGTTGGTCCACGACCTTGTTGCGCTTCTTGTCGGCGTAGGCCTTGCCCCGGAACACCGTGTCGGCGCTGCTGTAGAGCTTCATCAGGGTCGTGAGCACGTTGAACAGGTGCGGGGCCTTCTTGGGGTCGCCGATGGTGCGGAGGAAGCGCCCGAACTCATCGATCTGGAACAGGATCGCGGGCTCGTTCTCAACGGCGGTGACCAGGCCGGCGTCCGATGCCAGGTCCTCGTTCCCCTCGTGCTCGACCAGGTCGGCCGAGAAGAGGATGTTCTTGTTGACCTTGCGGGCATGGTCCTTGCCGGCGCCCGAGGGGGCGATACCCACGCAGTAGAGGTTGGTGCGGTTGCCGCGCTCGTCGCGGACTTTGCGCGCCGCGAGCACGGCCTGCAGGCAGATCGCGGCCGCCAGCGCCAGCACGGGCTGCGGCCGCGTCGCCGTCGCCAGGTTGTGCGCCACAACCTGTTCGATGAAGCCGGGGACGGCGAGCAGGTGATCGGGGAACGGGCCGGGATCGGGCGGGCGCTCGATGCGGCGCTCGGCGTCGTCATCGGTGCGCTGGGCGCCGGGCTCGAACGCCGACAGGTCCACATCGCCGGCGTCCGCGTGGGGGTCGTGGGCGTCGCTGTCGCGGAGCCAGCCGTGGGGGCGGTCGTGCGGCTTCGTCGCGGCGTCCTCGACCTTGTGCCGCAGTTCCTTCTCCGACCAGGGCGGGACGCAGCGGGGGTTGTACCGGTCCCACAGCAGGCGGAACGCCGCCTCGGGATCGAGGCCGAAGCCGTGGACCATCGCGGTCGCGGCGGCGTAGGTCGCGTTGTGACCGCCCTTGCCGGAGATCGCCGGGGCCATCGCGTCCAGGTACGCCGCGGCGCGGCGCTCCAAGGCGTCCGGGGGTTGGGGGGGCGGGCCCGGGCCCACGGTTCCCGCCCGTTGGCCCGACGTTGGCCCACGTCGCGGACGGTCCGCCAGGCCGGGGTGCCGTTGCCCCACGACGGCCGCCGCCAACGCCGCCACGCACGCCGCCAGGTGGGCCGCGTCAACCTGGGTAGGCTCGCCGTCGAGGGGGTCGTAGGCGTCGCCGCTGGGATGCACGCTCGGACCGACGAGCGTCTGCGCGCCGGTGCTGCGGAGTTCGACGATGCTCTCGCCCGAGACCGGGTCGCGGTGCTGCTTGGTGCGCGCGCCGGGCGCGGTGTACCACCAGTGCGACGCCGGGCTCCCGGCGCGGCCGGTCTTCAGGCCCGTCGGGGGCAGGTGCTGGTCCGCCAGCTCCCGCGCTTCGGGCGAGTCCAGGTCCACGTCCACGAGCCAACCGCTGGGCTCGCCGAGGAGGATACCGATGTTGCCCGTGCCGTTGAAGTGCGCCGGCAGTTCGGGCTCAGCGAGGCGCAGGAGCGTCCAGCCCTTGAGACGCGGCTTCTTCTCCCCTGCGGGCACGGGGATGGGGGCGTATCCGCGGGCCAGGTACCACCGCGCGGCCTCGAGCAGGTTGCGCTCGTCCCCGGCCATCAAAATGGGATCTCCTCGTCGGGGATGCCGTAGGTGGTGCCGACCGGCTCAGGCGCCTCGGGCAGGCCCTCTTCGCTCTCCAGCCGCGGAGGCTTGTCGTCCAGGCGGTGGCCGACGACGCGCTCGTACCGCTCGCCGGCCTTCTTCTCGACGGTGATCGCGAGCGTGGGCGCGAGCGCGCCGGCCCGCGCGAGTTCGACCGCCTCCTCAACGGTTGAGGGCACGGGCTCGTGCGACCGCGTTCGCCACCAGGCCTCGGCCTTCTGCCGGGCGTAGCCAGTGTGCTCGAAGCAGACCCACTCGCGCTGCCAGCGGTTGAAGCCGAGGCGGTACTCGACGCGCATGGTCGGCGGGGCCGAGGGATCGTCGCGCTTGTAGTGGACGTGGTACGACGTGTCGCTGACGCGCTCCTCCCTGCGCGTGGTCTGGCCCGACAGGATTCCCTCGGTGCTCGCGGTCGCCTCGTGCTTGCGCTTGTTGGGTTCGGGGAACTGGTGACCGCACTCAGGGCAGGTCTGGTAGCCCGCCGCGATCAGCGCGTGGCACTGTGGGCACTCCTTCGCCGGCGCCTCGCCTTCGCCGCGGTCGTCCGTCGAGATGCGGATGGCGTCCACCGGCCCGTGCCTGAGCACGTTGCCGCCGAAGTCCAGGACGAGGCAGTCGGCCTTGCCGGGGTGCAGGCGGAACCCGCGCCCGACCATCTGGTAGTACAGGCCCGGCGACATGGTGGGCCGCACCAGCGCCACGCAGTCGATGTGCGGGGCGTCGAAACCGGTGGTCAGGACGTTGACGTTGCAGAGGTACTTGAGGCCCCCCTCCCCGCCGGCGCGGAAGCGGCTGAGGATGCTGGCGCGCACGCCGTCGGGCGTGTCGCCCGAGACGAACCCGCACTCGATCCCGTGCTTGGACTTCAGCACCTCGACGATGTGCTCGCCGTGCCGGATGCCCGAGGAGAAGATCAACGTGGCGCGACGGTCGCGCGTGTGCTCGGCGATCTCCGCGCATGCGCCCTCGACCAGGCCCGCCTGGTCCATGAGGTCCTCGACCTCGCCAGCGACGAACTCGCCGGCGCGGACGTGCAGGCCGCTCGTGTCCGGCTTCTGGCTCCCGGCCTTGGTCTTGAGCGGCGAGAGGTATCCCTGGACGATCAGCTCGCGGACGCCGATCTCGTAGCAGACGTGGTTCAGGATGTTCTCGGGTGCGCAGATCGAGCCGGACTTCATGCGGAAGGGCGTGGCGGTCAGGCCGATGATCCGCACGCTGGGGTTGACGGTCCGGGCGTCCGCCAGGAACTGGCGGTACATGCCGTCGTCCTCGGCCGGGACCATGTGGGCTTCGTCCACGATGATCAGGTCCACCGGCCCGAGGTCGCACGCCCGCTTCCAGATGCTCTGGATGCCGGCGACGGTGACGGCGTAGCCCAGGTCCTTGCGCTTCAGGCCCGCCGAGAAGATGCCCATGGGGACGTCGGGCGCGATGTGCCGGAGCTTGTCGGTCGCCTGCTCGAGGAGTTCCTTGACGTGGGCCAGGATGACGACGCGGCCGCTCCACAGGCCCACGGCGTCGCGGCAGATCGTGGCGATCACAGGCGTCTTGCCCCCGCCCGTCGGGATCACCACGCACGGGTTGTCGTCCCGCGTGCGCAGGTGCTCGTACACCGCAGCGACCGCCTCGTGCTGGTAGGGGCGCAGTTCCATCGCGATTACGAAGGGCTCTCCATGTCGTCGGCGGTCAGCGGCGGGCCCGGCGGGCATGCCCGACAGCCGTGCGCCTGGAAAGTGCGATCCTCGCGCCTGGCCCTCTCGCGGCTGCCGGGGACTCTCCGCCGGCAGTTGGAGCAGATGCAGGATGGGTCGCGCGTGTCCCGCCTGCCGCATCCGATGCACACCCGAGGTTCTCGCGGAGCGGGGTTGGACTGCCTGTTGCCCGAGCGTGTCGCCCGGAGCGACCGCAGGTACGTCGCCTGATCAACGCGGCCGGTGGCGTAGCTGAAGGTGGAAGCGTCGACGTTGCGGAGTGCCGCGACGTCGAGAGGAATGCGCAGCTTCTCTGCGGTCGCGGCGAGGCGATCCACCCAGGCCTCGTACTGCGCCGCCGTGCCGGGTTGTGCTGCGTTCCTGGTCATGCGATCTCCGTCAGTTCGACACACACCTGGCCCCCGCGCACGACCGGGCCCCGCTTGACCACGAGTTCGTCGATCTGCGAGTCGTCCTCGTACACGCCGGCGTGCTGGAGCGAGTCGAACACCGCCTTCTGAACGTTGTCGAGGTCGCGACGGCGCCGGTCGGGCGGCTGGACCTGGAGCCGCACCGCCAGCCGGCCGCGCAGGGGCGCGCCGCACCCAACCGCGAGGCGGGCGCACACGTCCGTGCGGTACGCCCGGCCCTCGCGGCTGAGCAGCATGCGTGCGCCGCGGCCCACCCGCACCATGCGCCACATCCGGTTGACGCTGGGCGGGAAAGGCAGCCGGAAGCAGAGGGCCCCGGCGCTGGGCGCTGGCGGCGCGACCACGAGTTCGTCCGTGCACTCGCTCAAAGCCCGCCGCGGAGATTCCTCGCCGCGGCGAGTCCACGCCCAACCGAGAGGCCGTTCCAGATCGATCAGCGCTTCCAGGGCGGCGCGCCCGCCGGGGCCGCGGCTCGCGGCGCGGCGGCCGCGGCGCTGCCCTTCTTCGCGTAGCCCTTGATGGTGTTGGTGATGTCGCCGGTGTCCTTGCGCTTCTTGCAGCCGACGCTGATCTCCAGCGGGACGTTGTGGAGCTCGACCGAGTCCTTCGGGGCCATCACGCCTACGGCGCGGCAGACGGCCGACAGCTCCGCCCGGGCGATCTTCACGGTCTGCGCGTTGCTGTTCTCGAGGTTCAGCCGCGCCCAGACCAGGCGACCCTTGAACGGCCCGTCGAGGATCTGGAACGTCAGCTGGAGGTACTTGCCGTCCCCGGCCTTGGTCGGCTTCATCTCCGACTCGGTGATGACGGCCAGGTACTTGCCGGCGGGGATGGGGTCGAATCCGACGGCAGGATCGACCTGGTTTGCATCGAAGTTGTTCAGGTTCGCCATGAATCAGGCTCCTTGCTCGGGTGCGGACGCAACGGACGCGGTGTCGGAGGGCTCGGGCGCTGCCTCGTGGCTGCCAGCCAGCGGGTCCTCGCCGCGCACGAACGCGGCGTAGATGCGGTAATCGAGGGGGAACTCCTCGGGCAGGCCGAGGCGGTTCTTGGCGACGTGCGCCGGGCGCTCGGTGGTGCGGACGATCCGCTCGCCCGTGCCGATGCCCTGGTGCTTGGCCTTGTTGAAGGCCTCGTCGATCTTGCGGGTGTGGACCTTGTAAGTGGCGAAGAGGACCTCGTCGCACCACTCCTGGATCAGCGCGCTGGCCAGCTTGTGCAGGCGCGGCGAGTAGCGGTCGTACGGCTCGGTCTCGGGGTTGTCGAACTTCTCGATCTTCGCGTGCGCGATGAGGACGATGGCCATGCCCCGGTCGTTGCGCAGCGCGTCCAGACCCGCGAGCACCTCGCGCCAGGGGTCCAGCATGTACTTGTACCCCTTGGCGTACCCGATCTTCTCGATGTTGGGCACGTCCTCCTTCTCGCACACCTCGGTCTCGATCAGCCGCTCGAGCCAGTCGAGGCTGTCGATGACGACGGTGCGGTAGTCGTGCTCGCCCGTGTAGAGCTCCGAGAGCGCGCTCAGCACGTGGCCGAAGCGCGTGGCCAGCGGGAAGCGGTCGCACTCGATGTTGGCAAGGCCGTCCTCGGTCTGGATGAAGACGGGGCGCTCGGCCATCGCGCCGAAGGTGGACTTGCCGATGCCGTGAACGCCGTAGAGCATCACGCGCCGCGGCAACTGGACTCGGCCTCGCTGGATCTGCTTCATCAGGGTCGTGGTCATGGGTTCTCCGTGGTGGGTCAACGTCGGGTCGATGTCCTCGGGCCAGACGTCGCGCGTGAACGCGCCCTGGCCGAGGCGGACGAGCGGAAGGGCGCGGCTCAAGCGGCGGACGCCGCGGGCTCGCCGGCCGGGCTCCGGCGGACGGTGAAGGCGCGGCGGCCGAACTCGTGGGAGAGAAGCGAGGTGTAGATCTGGGCCACTGAGTCGGCGACGGGCGCCGCGCCCTCCACGCGGATCGCCGACCGCAGGGGCTCGACCGAGTACGACACGTCCGTGCGGACGCGGGCCTCGCCGTACAGGCCCTCTGCTGCCAGGAGCGACAGCCGCAGGGTCGCCTCGGCTTCCTGAAGGTCGACCTCCGGCGTGAACTGGAACCGGTGCTCCGTCTGACTCATGGTGCTTGCCTCCCTTGCGCGCACGGATGCCGCCGGGCGGCGGTGCGCCCAGATGCCCCGGGCGCTCCGCGACGCCGTCTCCGCAGCGGGCCCCACGTGGGGCCTCTTGAGTCCCTTTATGCGAACGGCGCGCGATCTGCGCGCGCCTCCATCAACCGGACGCGGATCTTCTGAACGGCGCGGGCCACGTGGTGACGAGAGACATGCCGCAGGCGGGCGGCCCCAGCCAGCCCGTGATCGATGACATCGCGGAGAAGCGCCCGCTCGCGCGCCGTGAGCATGGCGTCGACGGTCTGGAAGGCTTCGCTCCTCTCGACCTCATCGAGGACCGACGAAGGACGGCCGCCGGTGCGGCGCTTCCCCTCCGCCTCGCTCATCACGGCGGCGAGGGAGTCGGTCTCACCGTCGCACTCGATGAGGGTGCCCTCGAGGGAGATGGCCCGGAGCCACTTGCGGCGCTTGCCGCACTTGCGCCGGCGGGCCTCCATGCCGACCCAGCTGGCCAGCGCGGAGGTGACGAACGCCTCGACGGTCCCCCGATCGGGATCGAACAGCCGCGCCTTGGTCCACAGGTACAGCGCCATCTCCTGGCGGAGGTCATCCTCGTCGGAGCGGGAGAACCCGGCGCTGCGGCAAAGGGACTCGGCCTTGCGGCGGATCAGGTCGGCGGTGAACGGGTGAGAAACGACGTCGCTGCGGTTAGACATGGAACCTCCGAGGCCGGAGGTCCTGCTCGCCGCCAGTCGGGGCGCCGCGCTGCGCCGCGGCAAACGCGCCGCGAGGAGTGCACCGGTGCGCCCGTGACTGGCCGGTTATGAGCCGACCGGCCTCGGACGCACGCCCGGGCGTCGCGGCGGCGCATGAAAAAAGCGGGCCGCTCGCCCGCATCCGGTGTCCGCAAGTGCTTGTAGTACAGGCGATTAGCGGTATCGCTCGATCTTCTTCGACCTGTCGCGGGACTGCGACGCGACACGCCGGGCGACAGATCCGGAGTCATCGTGATCGGCGATCTCCTCAGCGCCCCCAGCGCGCTGGACCGCGCGACGCACCCGGTCTTTGCTGACGGGTCTGCCGAGTTGGTCCGTGAGCGCCTTTGCGGCGACTCGGAACGAGCCGTGCTGCCTGTACGCCGCGAGCAAGACGTCGTCTTCGAGGTGGCCCTTGATCTCCGCCTTGACCTGCCGCCGGATGGTCAGCTTCTTCACGTCCGGATCGACGGGCATGACGCTGCGGGCCTCGGCGAGCGCATCGGAGGCGGCGACCGACTCCATGAGCGCAACGCCGTCGATGACGAGCCGATCACCATCGAGCGACGCGACCTGCGACAGCGCCACGACGGCCGGCGCATGTTCGGACCAGACGCGGTCGTCGGGCACACGGAGTGGTACGAGCACGATCGCGCGCCCGCCGGTGCCGACGCGCGCCGCGATCGACGGCGCGTCGGCGTCGCCCATGCGCAGCGCGAGCAGGACCTCGCGGGTCTTGGACCGCCAGGGGATGCGGCCGAGCCGCCACAGGCGATTCGGCACCACCACTTGCGGCGCGCCCTTCAGGTCCAGCGCAGCGCCGACGGCGCGCGCCAACCCGTGCGGGTTGACCTCCCAGCCCCGGCACATCTCGGGCGTCACCTCGACGCGCAGGCACTCCGGGCACCGGATGAAGTATCGCGGCGCCGGCGGCCCACCAACAACCATCACCGGCTCGATGTGCGGCTCGGCGCAGTTCGGGCACGGCGCAGATAGGCCGGTCTGTGCCGCCCGAAGCAGGCCGGCCCGCTGCAACTCCTCCCGCGCTCCAGGGGGCCAGGCGCTTACTTCGGAGTGATCGAAGACTCTGCTGGCGTCGTCCGCGCAGGCGAGCAGCAGCCGCAGCACATCATCCCTGGTCATCGGTCACCTCCCACAGCCGCAGGGAGCGCTCGCCGATGACCCGCATCTCGTCCGGCTTGCTCTTGAGGTTGCTGGAGTGCGGAACGGAGACGTCGAACGTCAGCGTGGGCTGCCGCCCATTCCCGTTGTGGATGAACCGCAGGGAGAAGGTCGCCTGGCCCACCCGCAGGCTCTCGACGGGGAGGTTCTCGCGCCGGAGCCACCGGTCGATCTTCCGGTAGATGTCGTTGCGGTCGCTCCGGGGATCGGCCTTGATCTCGACGTACCCGCCGCTGCCGAGCGGAAGGATGCGCAGGCGCGTGATCCGGGCGTCATCAACCCGGTCGCCCGGGTCCGTGGCCAGCGGGAAGTTGGGCTGGAGCAGGTGATCGAGCCGGTACGACGGGCGGAGAGGGTCCGCCGGCGGGATGTCCTTCTCGAGCACGGCCTTGCAGAACGCCACTTGGAGCGGCTCCCAGACCTTCTTGCCGCCGGGCGCGTAGATCTCCAGCGAGCCCTCGTCGCGGTTGTAGACGAAGACGTTCTCGAAGGCGTACCGGTCCCAGCGCACCACCGGTTGGTTGCCCTGCCCGTCGAAGACCAGGTGCTTGTCGGGGTAGTCGTCGAGGTAGGCGAAGAAGTAGTCCGCGCCGTCGGCGCGGCGGTAGTGCTCGACGGTGCAGTGCTTGCCGCGGAGCTGGACGGGGCCGTAGAACCCGGCGAGCCCGGCGCCCAAGGGCGCGCACAGGGCCGACGGGTTGTCGAGGGCCCGCTTGGGCAGGCCATTGCGCCGCTGCCAGTAGCGACCGCTCTCCAGCGCGTCGGCGCGGGCGAACAGCGCCGCCTCCTCGAAGACCTCCTGCGCGTGGAGGTAGGTCCACAGCGCCTTGTCGGCCTTGCCCACCTGCGCCCGGAACTCGTCGGCGCGCTCGGGGCAGCGGAGAAGGATGCCTTCGGCGAGCACCGCCACACCCCGGTGGTCCGCCAGTTCGCTCACGTCACGGAGGACCATCTGGACTTCGCGCTGCTTCTCGTCGGGCAGGGCCTGCCACCCGCGGAACACGGGCTCGATTTTGTGCTCGGTGAGCGTGTCCCACGGCACGTCGGCGAGCTCGCCGCGGCGCGTGAAGAACTCGCGGAGCAGGGTGTTGGCGATCTGCTTGAGGACTCGGCGGGGATCAAACTGCTTGGCCATTCTGGCAATCTCCTTAGAGTGTCCATGTCACGTGAACGGTAAACGCACCGTCCACAAAAGAACTCGGGTTCATCCGAATAGGGAGCGGTCGCGCGTCAGAAGGCCCAGCGCCTCGAGCCGGTAGGCCATTGCCTCGGCGGAAACCTGGAACCGCTCGGCTAGCGGCTTGCAGAAGCGCTGCATGGCCGCGTCCTGGTTCTGCTTTGTATCGTCGGAGCATTGGGGTACGTCCAGATCAAGGACGCACACCACATCGTCGCGCCCGCGCCACGCGACCCACGCGGGGCGCAGCAGGTCCCGAGGCATGAGCAGGATTCCGGCGAACTTGTTCGCTTGGACCTCCTCAGGGGCCTGATCGGCGGATCGGCACACGAAGGCGGGCGGGCTCTCGCTTGCCCCGAGCGACAACTGCGCCGCGTCGCTGAGGAAGTACTTCCGATGCAACCGCCAATGGCCCACCTCGTGCGCGACGGTGAAGCGGTAGCGGCCGAGCATCCGCGGTTGCTCGACCGGATCGAGGCTGCGGTCGACCCGGATGAGGCGCTCGGCGAACCAAATCGCGCCCAGGACGTCGGGATGGCGGAACCGTGTCTGGAGATCGTCAAAGTCGAATCGCAGACCGAGGAGGAGCTCGACCATGTCGTCCACGGGCACCGGCGGCTCGGTGACGGCACCGTGATCGCGCGCCCAGTCCGCCAGGACGAGCAATGCCTCGGCCTCGATGGTGCCATCGCTCAGCCACGGAATCCGGGCCTTGGTCGCGGGCGGGCGTGCCATCAGCGGTCCTCCTTCTTCATCCGCCGGGCTTGCTCCGCGAGCTCCCGCAGTTTCTCGGCGCTCAGGCCTTTCGCGGCCCGAAGGAGCTCCGGCATCTCCGTGGGCTCGGTCCGCACAATACCCGGCAGATCTTCCGGCACGCGCCCGGCCAGCACGATCCACTCGTCGGGGTTCTCACCGAGCACCTCCGCCATCTTCCGGACGCGCTCGGCGGTCGGGGGCCGCTCAACCTTGCTCTGCTCCACGAGCGACAGATAGGTAGGGCTCACGTCGATGAGCTCCGCGAACTTCCTCAGGCTGTAGCCCTTGGCGATCCTCTTCTCGCGGAGCAGGTCGCCGAACGTCTTCTTGCCCGGGCTCATGAGCCACCTCCGGCGTCCGGCGCTTTCGCTCCGGCGTGCTCCGCATGGACACGCTCGTACACCTGCCGCCGGAGGTACTCCTCGACGACATGCTGGAAGTCCTTGTCGCCCATGAACCGAGAGAAGATCTCTTCGTTCTGCTCCATGCGCTCGATGAACAGCCCCTCCAGCGCCTTGCTGAACACGTACTTGAAGTTGTCCAGGGAGTTCGCCAGCGCCGCTTGGCGCAGCGACTCGTCGGCGAGCGCGTCTTCCCGAACCGAGTCCAAGAAGAGCTGATCGGCGGGCTTGAAGTCGGTGCCGAAGCGCTCGTTCAGCATGTCGATCAGCCGCGAGAGCTCGATTTCCTCGTCGTGCGGCAGGCCGGTGCCGAGCGCGGTCGGCCCCTTGACCTCGTCGCCCACGCCCGTCTGCAGCACGATGGCGCCTTCGCTGATCTTCTGCAGGCGGTAGAACTTCAGCGCGACCTCGTCATCGAAGTGGTACTGCGGGCCGGTGCTCCGCCGCGGCAACTTGGCGATCAGGAACCGGGCGTACGTGTAGAGCTTCTCGAGGTCCGAGTCCTGGTACGGGATGACCTGTGACAAGAAGGCGTACAGGCTGCGGAACGCGTGCAGCTTGGCCCGGAATTCCTCCTGGGCCTCCTCCTTCGCACGGCGCCACTCGGCCTCAGGCAGCGTCGCCCGCAGCTCGTCTCGCAGCGCCTTGAAACGCGACACCGCCGGGTCGAGAATCGCGTTCATCTGCGCGTGGTCGCCCGCGCCCTGGTTCGCCTTCGGTTTGAAGAAGACCTCGCAGAAGGCCTGGACCTCCTGGTCGGAGAACACCCCGAACGCCGCCAGTTCCGCCTGCAGGGCGTAGAGCTGGTGCGGGTCGGCTTGGTCTCCGACGCGCGTCGCCTCGTAGTACGGCTGGAACGCCTTGAGGATCTCGTCCCGGTCGTTCACGAAGTCGAGGACGAACGTGTCCTCCTTCCCCGGGTGCGTGCGGTTGAGGCGCGACAACGTCTGCACGGCGTGCACGCCCTCAAGCTTCTTGTCCACGTACATGGTGTGCAGCAGCGGCTGGTCGAAGCCCGTCTGGAACTTCTCGGCGACCAGGAGGATCTGGTACTCCTCCGTGGCGAACTTCTCGGGCAGCTCCCTTCCCGAGATCCCGTTGTTCATCCCGCCCTCGGTGTAGGTCAGGCTCGAATCGAGGTCATCGATCACCGTGCCCGAGAACGCGACCAGGGTCTTGATGGGGTATCCCTTCTCGCGGATGTAGCGATCAAACGCCTGCTTGTACCGCACCGCCGACAGCCGCGACGCCGTCACCACCATCGCCTTGGCCTTGCCGCCGATCTTGTGCCGCGTGACATGCCAGAAGTGCTCCACCATCACCTCGGTCTTCTGTTCGATGTTGTGAGGGTGGAGCGTCATGAACCGTGCCAGGGCCCGCGCGGCCTTGCGTTTCTCGACGTGCGGGTCCTCCTCCACGGATTTGATGAGGCCGAAGTACGTCTTGTACGTCGTGTAGTTCTGCAGCACATCGAGGATGAACCCCTCCTCGATCGCCTGACGCATGCTGTAAAGGTGGAACGGCCGCGGCTTCCCGTCCGGCCCCGGCTGGCCGAACGTCTCGAGCGTCTTGTACTTGGGCGTGGCGGTGAAGCCGAAGAACGACAGGTTCGGCTGCCGTCCCCGCTTCTTCATCGCCTTGATGATCTCCTCCTCGTAGTCTGGCAGCCCCTGCGTCTCGGCCTCCTGCCGCGCCTGGTCCCGGATGCGCCCCGCGGCCAGCACGCCGCGCAACTCCGCCGCCGTCTCGCCCGCCTGACTGCTGTGGGCCTCGTCCACGATCACCGCGTAGCAGCGCTCCGGGAGTTCGCCGACCTTGTCCGTGACGAACGGGAACTTCTGCAGGGTCGTGATGATGATGGGCACGCCGGTCTTGAGAGCCTCGGCCAACTGCGCCGAGTTCTCGTCGATCTTCTGGACGACGCCGTGTTTGTGCTCGAACTGGTAGATGGTCTCCTGCAACTGCTGGTCGAGCACGACGCGATCGGTCACTACGACCACCGAGTGGAAGACCTTCTCGTCCTTGTCGCTGTGGAGACTGGCCAGGCGGTGGGCCAGCCACCCGATCGAGTTGCTCTTGCCGCTGCCGGCCGAGTGCTGGATCAGGTAGTTATGCCCCGCCCCGCGGCCGCGGGCGTGCGCTTCCATCCGGCGTACCGCGTCCAGCTGGTGGTAGCGGGGGAAGATCATCCGCTCCTTGCGGATGCGCCGGCCCCCGATGCGCCGCTCCTCCGTCTGGAGGTGCAGGAACCGCGCCACGATGTCAAGCAACGAGTCCCGCTGCCACGCTTCCTCCCACAGGTACGCCGTCCTGTGGCCGGCCGGGTTGTCGGGATTGCCGGCGCCGTGGTTGTTGCCCAGGTTGAACGGGAGGAAGGCCGTCTCCCGCCCCTTCAGCTGCGTTGTCATGAAGACCAGGTCGGGATCGACCGCGAAGTGCACCAGCGTCCGCTTCTTGAACTGGAAGAGCAGTTCGCGGGGGTCCCGGTCGTTCATGTACTGGTGCTTGGCGTCCTCGACCCTCTGGCCCGACATGGGGTTCTTCAGCTCCGCCGTGATGATCGGCACGCCGTTGAGCGCGATGAGCAGGTCGACCGACTGCTCCCCTCGCTCGCTGTAGTGCACCTGTCGCGTGACGGTGAGCACGTTCAGCCCATAGAGCCGGAGCGTCTCCGGGTTCAGCCCGTGCGACGGCTTGAAGAACGCGGCCTCGACCTGCTTCCCGTAGCACTTGAACCCGTGCCGCAGGACGTCCAAGCACCCGCGGCTGTCGAGGTTCTTGCACAGCTCGTCGAGCACGACCTCGGGCGTCCGGGCGCCGTGCAGCTTCTCGAGCGTCTTCCACGTTTCGGGCTGCGAGGTGCAGACGAAGTCGACGAACACGCCCGGGAACAGGGCTCGCCCCCGGTCGTACCCGGCGGGCGCCACCGCCGCGTCGTAGTCGCGGTTGTCGCCCTTGGCGTATCCGCCTGGGCCGGAGAGCAGGAACTCCTCCAGGCATGTCTCGAAGGCCTTCTCCGTGGTCTGCGGGTTAGCCACGCCGAGCCTCCTCTCGTACCGAGTCAGCCTGCTTCGTCACGATCTCCGGCCGATCCTCTGGCGGTTCGCACACGGGCAGCCGCGCGAAGTGCGCCTTGTTCTGCAGGTTGATGTCCGCCGTCACGAGAACAACGACCGACCGCACGTTCTGACGGATGATCTCGATGGTGCAGGCGAGCAAGCGATCGTCGTTGTTCGTCGGGTCGAGCCACGGCAGGGATTCGTCCAGCCTCGGCTCGATCGCGATCGATCGGGCCGTTATGCGCCCGGACACGATGGGCACGCCGGCGCGGAGGTCTCCCCGCCGGCCGTACTCCTTGATCTGCCGAATCAGGCGCTCCGCTTTCGCTCGCACCTCCGGATTCCTGTGGGCGACCTTCATCTCGTCCAATTCCGCCAGCACGGTGGGCGTGAGCACCAGCGTGAACGCCGAGCACCACTCGAACGCCCACCGATCGAGGGCCGGCGCCAGCACGAGGGCATTCGTGTCGGGGATAAGCAGGACCTCGCCCTCGGACGAGAACAGGCGCTCCAGCAGCCCCTGGATCTGATCCAGGGCTTGAAGAGTCTTTTCGCATGCCTCGGCGGCGGTCTCACACCAGGTGGCGCGCTGCTGCTCGACGTGTTTGGTGAGCGTGTCGTCTGCCTCCCCAAACGCCCGTAGGGCGTCGCCAGGAAGGCCGCGGATCAGGACGCGCACCATGTCGCGGTAGGGTCTGTACTCCTCGAGTACCTTGGCTTGAAGTCGTTTGCCGTCGAGCGTCAGATCGTCCCACCAGTGATTGCCGTCGGCGTTGATGACGACGATGTTGTCGTACTCCCGCTCTCGATGCAGACGCGACAGGTCCAGGAGCGCCTTGATGTCTGCCTTGATCCTGGTGGCGTCCTCCGCGAGCAGGGCTGTGAGGGTCTTCATGAGGCGACCTCCTCGCGCACGTCGATATCGCCCGTGACGGCGGCAGAGATGACCGCCTGACGGTACTCGGTCAGATGGGCGATCGCGCGCTCGGCGGCGCAGGCAACGGTGTCGAGCTTGGCGCATTGAGTGTCGAGGTGCGCGACGATGGCCCGCTGCTCGGCGAGCGGAGGTACGCCGATCCAGAGATTTGCGTACTTTTCGGCGCTGACATTCTGGATTGTCGCCTGGATGAAGCTGCTCGCGATCCACTGCCAGTAGCCGTCGCTTTGCGTGCAGTAGTGCGCGAACTTGGCAACCATTCGCGCGGGATGCAGCCTCGCGCGGATGAGGTAACCGGCATAGCAGCAACGCCCCCATGATTGATCGTAGAAGAATGCCTTGCCGACAGTTGCGCCGCTGCGTGCGAGCAAGAGATCGCCGTCTCTCAGCAGGAACGGCCTCGCGACATCTTCGGCCAGCGACTTGAAGGTCTCGTCGCGCAGACGCCCCGCCTCGTCGACATCGGTGATCCGGACGAATCGCGGTAGGGCCGGATCGTCAAGTTCCGCCGCTTCGTTCGCTCCATACTGGAGTGGTTCGGACACGAGGTGACGAAGTCGCTTGACCTCCCAATGCCACGGCACGTCGCCGAGCCAGTCGATGCCAGAGGGCTTCATGCGGGCGGCGGGGTTGAGGCCCTTGGTGACGGCGTGGGAGATCAGGGCGGTGCGCTTCTCGTGGTGCAGGTCGATCAGCCGCCGCTTCTTCTCGATCAGATCATCGATCTGCCGTGTCTTGCGGTCCAAGAACGCCGCGATCGCCTGCTGCTCGGGCACTGGTGGCAGCAGGCATGGCAGGTTGCCGATGAACTCCCAGTTCGCACGCGGCATCTTGCTGCCGTACGTCGAGCCGTTCACGATCGAGATGAAGGCCGGATTCAGCACGTAGTACAGAAGGAACTCGGGCGCGACGAGCCGTGGCCGCATCACCAGCGCCTCGGACGTGCATACACCCGTCTCGGCCGCGTGCAACGCCTTGGCGAGATAGGGGCGGAGTTTCCCGAACAGCACGTCCCCCGGCCGGAACAGGTTGGCTATTCCTTCGGGATGCACCGGCTCCGCAGACTCGATACGTCGCCCGGTCCAGGACTCGATGTGCTCGAGTCCGACGTACGGCAAGTCGCCCGGCTCCTCGACCTTCTCGTTGATGAGGTTGACGGCGTACTTGAGCCGCTTCGCCCTCCAGTGCGCCGGCACATCCCCCAGCCACGCGACGCCGCTCGGCCGGTCCTCCGGATACGGCCGCCATGACCGCTTCGACGGCTGGACCTGCAGCCGCTCGGACTGCTCCAACAGCGTCTCTGTGCCAGCCGCACGGTTCATTCGTCCTCGTCCTCCCACTCGTCCCCGTCCGCTTGGCGGGAGGAGAGGGCCAGCCCGGCGAGCGCGACCAGGCCCAGCATGGCCCACGCCTGGCGCTGCTTCTGCTGCGCCATCGCCCCAAGCGTGGCCTTTAGCCGGTCCATCGCCTCCGGGAACCGCTCCCGATCCAGCGGCAGGTACGTGATCCCGTGAAGGCACCCGAGCCGGTCACGGGGCACACTGGCGCCGACGAGCGGGATCACGAGCTTCCCCCTGCCCTTCGCGTAGCCGACTTCCTGGTGCACGGACTCGCCGCGCTCGAGCACGTTGCCGGTCAGCACAGCGATGACGCAGTCGGAGGCGTCGATCCACCGGAAGATCGTGGCCCAGGCGTCTGCGCCAGGGATGCGGTCGCGGCTCCAGTAAACCGCCTCCGCGTGCGGCTTGATCTGCCGGCTGACGAACTCGACTAGCCGCAGGTCCCTGACGCTGTAGGAGACGAAGACCTTCATGATGGGATCGACTCCAGTAGCGATAGGCGCACCGATGACCGGGGTAAGGGGATCATGCCATCCCTCCCCTTGCCGCCGGGCCGTTGAGGATGGTCCGCTTCTTCCGCTGGATGACGGCCTTGTAAGTCTCCTCGTCCTTCAGCTTCGCAACGAGAAACTCGGGCCATTCCGGCATGTAGCAGTAGTCTCGGTGGACCTCGTCCCACACACAGTACCGGGGGTCGCACGCCGCGGGGTCGCCTGCCCCCTTTGCGGGGCGCACGCCGAAGTGCTTGTAGCAGAGCACATGGTCGTTAATCGAAAACCGCCTGCCGAGTTTGGCCTCAACCTGGGATGCGACCTGGGTCGGCTTCAAGAGCCCGCGATTGGCGACGCGGACCTCCTTCGGCTTGATCATGGCCACGATCTTCTCGTACTGCTTCATCTCCTCCGGCTTTGAGGGGTCGTACTTCACCCACTCGACGGCGATGGCATCGGCGCTAGCGTGATTCCCGATCTTCGGAACGAGGTACACCTTGAAGCTGTAAGCGAGGTCGCTTTGGACCTCGGTGCTGAGGCCTGAACGGAACCCGTCGATGTACTTCTTGACGTCGCGGAAGGTCCGCTGCTCAGCCCTGGCCATCGCCCCGGAAGGACGCGCCGGCGCCCGGGAGAACTGGAGCGCAAACGAGAGGCCGCCGCGGATCGCGTGTCGCTCTCCGAACTCCGAGACCATCATCGCCTCGAAGTTGAGAAGCAGCGCTTGGCACTCACCAAAGATCTCAGGGTCCAACTGCGCCAGGGAGCAGTGCTCGATCTTGTTCCGAAGGCCGATGAAGAACTCGAGGTTCTTCCGAGCGGCGGGGTTGTTGCCGCCGAAGTGCTGCTGGAGGCACTCCTTCAATTCCCAGCGCTTGTAATCGCCGTCGAGCTTGACATACCGCCTGGAGTTGGGCTTGCGGTAATAGGGCTTGATCCCCTTGCAGATGAAGTAGGCGTGGAACAAGGAGGTCCACGCGATGATCATCAGAACTGTGTACGCCCCGGACCGGAAGGTAGCCGTGGGCCGGTTGTACGTCTCCACGGCGAGCAGCGCCGACTCGCGAGCCTTCTGAAGCAGCGCCTTCACCTCGTAGGGGAGGCCTCTCACCTGGTTACCTCCGCCAGCATCCTCACGATGTCCTTCTCCATTGCGGCGATGTCGGTCTCGATCGCCTCGAGCGGGCGCGGCGGCTTGTAGACGTAGAAGTGCCGGCTGATCGGGATCTCGTAGCCGACCTTGCCGACCTTCCCGTCCTGCTCGTCGCGCACGTCCTCGTTGATCCAGGCGTCGGGCACGTGGGGCTTGACCTCGCGGTCGAAGTAGTCCTGGATGTCCTCCTTCAACGGGACGTTCTCGTAGTCCCGCAGATCGGGATCGGGCTCGGGGTTGCCGTCGTCGTCGCGGCAGATCGCGGCCTGCTCGTCCCGCTCGCCCAGGGCCGCGACGATCGCCTTGCGCACCGGCGCCGGGATCCTCACGCCGGCGCTTTCCGCGGCGGCGCCGAGGTCGGCCAAGAACTCGGCCCGGTCCATCCAGACCCTCCCCGGGTCCAGCGAGCGCAGCACCTTCAGGATGTCCTCCTGGTGCCGGCGCCCGGACTCCGCCTCCGCCTCTGCGGCCTTGGAGCCGGCCTTCTTCTTCGACTTGGCCAGGTTTTGGAAGGCGCTGGCCTCCCGGACGACCTCGATCCGCTCGGGGAGGGCCTGGAACTTCAGGCGAAGGGGGCGCTCGACCGTGATCTTGCGGTACCCGAAGTCCTCGTTGTCGAAGACCTTGCTGACGCAGACCGTTTCCCGCTGGCCGTCGATCTGCACTTGGCGCGTGTCGCCGTCCTTGAACTCGCCGTAGATGCAGGTGATCTCGTCGATCTGGTCCTCGCTGATCTCGTTGCGCTTGTTCCCGAGGCTCTTGCGCATCTTCCGGTAGAAGTGGACGGCATTGATGAGCTGGACCTTGCCGCGGCGGTGCAGGGCCTTGCGGTTGGTGACAATCCAGATGTACGTGAAGATCCCGGTGTTGTAGAAGAGCTGGTCGGGCAAGGCGATGATGGCCTCCAGCCAGTCGTTCTGGATGATCCAGCGACGGATGTTCGACTCGCCCGACCCGGCGTCGCCGGTGAACAGGGGCGAGCCGTTGAAGACGATGCCGATGCGGCTGCCGCCGTTGCCCTTCCGCGCATCCACCGGCTTCATCTTGGAGATCATGTGCTGGAGGAACAGCAGCGAGCCGTCGTTGATGCGGGGCAGCCCGGCATCGAAACGGCCGCCCTTGCGGGCGTGCTCCTCGCGGATGAAATCCTCCTCGGGCTTCCACTCCACGCCGAAGGGCGGGTTGGCGAGCAAGTAGTCGTACCTCTCGCCGGGGAACCCGTCCTCGGTGAAGGAATCGCCGAAGACGATGTGCTCGATGTTCTGGCCCTTGATGAGCATGTCCGAGCCGCAGATGGCGTAGGACTCCGGGTTGTAGTCCTGGCCGAAGACCTCGAGTTTGGCGTCGGGGTTGAGCTCGTCCAGGTACTCTTCGGCGACGGAGAGCATGCCGCCAGTCCCGCAGGCTGGGTCGAAGAGCGTCCGCACGATGCCCTTCTTGGTGAGCGCCTCGCCGTCCTCCTCGAAGAGGACGTTGACCATCAGCCGGATGACCTCGCGCGGCGTGAAGTGGTCGCCCGCGGTCTCGTTGGCGGCTTCGCTGAACTTCCGGATCAACTCCTCGAAGATGTATCCCATCTCCGTGTTCGACACGGCAGCGGGGTGCAGGGCCATGTCGGCGAACTTCGAGACGACCAGGTAAAGGCGGTTGGCCTTGTCGAGCTTCTCGATGTGCTCGGCGAAGCCGAAGTGCTCGAAGATGCGGCGGACGTTGGCCGAGAAGCCCTTGATGTAGTGCGTGAGGTTGCGGGCGATGTTGTTGGGGTCGTCCTTCAGCCGCTGGAAGTCCAGCTTAGAGGTGTTGTGGGCCAGGAACGGCCGGTCCTTGGGCCAGTCCGGCGGCGCCGCGGTGCGGTTGAGGATGGGCTCGATCGCCTGGGGCGACATGCCCTTCCGCTTCAGCTCCTCGTGTTTGTCGAGCACCTTCCGGCGCGTCGGCTCCAGCAGGCAGTCGAGCCGGCGCAGAACCGTGAGCGGCAGAATGACCTTACCGTACTGGTTGGGCCGGTACGGCCCGCGGAGCAGGTCCGCGACGCTCCAGATGAAGGCGACCTTCTCGCTGAAGTTGTTCATGCCGCCGCTCCGCCGGATGGCCCTCGTCCATGTGAACTAAACGTGGACAGGGTAGCATAACCGGAGGGTCGGTGCAAACGGGGGCATCCAGCCCATGGGCACGCGCCGAGGAGCCCAATCCCGAGCCTCGTTTTGCCTCGCAAGTCGCGTGGCTACAGGTAGTTGCGCTGCTCCTTCGACGCACTCCCTCAGTTATCCACAGCCCGGCGGCACCAGCGCTCGCCACCGTCGCCGCTGCTCTCGCCAGTCCACGCACGCCGCCACCCCACGCAGCATGTGCTCGTGGATGGGGTCCCGGCCTTGGGCCACCGGCGGCAGGAACAGGATCGCCTCCTGGATGTCCGGGGCCAGGTGGAGGAGGTTCAGGATCTGCGTGATTCGCGGCTGCGTGACGTGGCAGAGCCTGGCCAGGTCCGTCTGGCTCGCGACGACGCCGCGCCGGAGGAGGTCGTCGTACCGGATGGCCAAGGCCATGAGCCGGGCCACGCGGGGTACGCGGCCAGCGAAGCAGACCGGTACGGGCGCCGGCGCAAGCACGGCGCGCCGGCGCCGGCCCTTCATGGCGAAGTGGATCGGGCGGGTCACCGTCGTCATGCGGCATCCTCCAGATTCCGACGGCACAGCGCCGCGATGCCCGTCGGGCGGAAGGTCACCGAGATCGTGCCGGCCTTCGCGTCGTAGTCGACGCTCGAGAAGAGCAGTTTCAGGACGCGGGCCTGCTCCCGCGGCGACAGGTTGGCCCACACGCTGTCGAACTCCTTCAGGGCCTTGCGGGCCTCCTCCCGGGTGATCGCGGTGCCGTCGATCTCCTTGATCCGGGCCTCGACCTCGCCCCGCCGCCGCCGTCCCTCCGTGATCCGCTCGTGGGCCTGCGCCAGCCGCAGGGAGGCGCCAGTACCGCCGCTCGTGTCGGTCACCAGTCCGCGCAACTCTCGGTCCCAGCGCTTCAGGGCGACGCCGAGCTCGTCGCGCTCGCGGCGGAGGGCGGCCAGTTCGGCGTCGATGGCCACTCGTGATTCGGCGATCACGCGGTCGAGGACGCCCCGGTCCTCGCCGAGCGCCCGGATCTCGTCGACCACCACCCGCTCGATCTCCGGAGCGGACAGCGTCGTCGACGGACAGACGTGCGCCCCGTTCTTGATGGCCCGGATGCACCGGTAGTAGCGGTGGAAGCGACCGTTTCTGCCGCAGAAGGTGTGCGTCATCAGCGAGTCGCACGGCTTGCACCGCAGCAGGCCGCGCAACAGGGCGCCGTACTTGTTCCGCACCTCCACGCCGCCGGTGCGGCCGTTCCCGCGGAGTTGGTGCTGCACCTTGTCGAACACGGCGGCGTCGATGATCGCCTCGTGCTCGCCGTCGTAGACCTGGCCCTTGTGGACGATCTTGCCGGTCACGATCGGATTGGTCAGCAGCGTGTAGAGGGTGGACGCGTCGAAGGGGCGACCACCCCTGGCCTCCCCCTTCCGCGTGATCCGCCGCTTGTTGGTCCAGCCCCTCCGCGTCAGATCGGTGACGACGCGCTGGAGGGACCCCAGGTACAGGTACAGGGCGAAGATATCGCGGACGCGGCCGGCCTCCCTCGGGTTGACGACCAGGCGCGGGCTCCCGTTCGAGCGGTCCACGTCGTACCCGAGGACGGGCACGCCGCCCGCCCACTTGCCGCGGCGCTTCTGCGCTGCGATCTTGTCCCGGATGCGCTCGCCGATGATCTCCCTCTCGAACTGGGCGAACGAGAGCAGGATGTTGAGCGTCAGCCGACCCATCGAGCTGGTCGTGTTGAACTGCTGGGTGACCGAGACAAAGGAGACACCCTTGCGGTCGAACGCCTCCATGATCCGGGCGAAGTCCAGGAGCGACCGGCTCAGGCGGTCCACCTTGTAGACGACGACGCAGTCGATCTTGCCGGCCTCGACGTCTTGGAGGAGGCGCGCCAGCGCCGGGCGCTCCATGCTCCCGCCGGAGAACCCCCCGTCGTCGTAGCGGTCGGTCGAGCAGACCCACCCCTCGTTCTTCTGGCTGGCGATGTACGCCTCGCCCGCCTCGCGCTGGGCGTCCAGGGAGTTGAACTCCTGGTCCAACCCTTCCTCGCTGCTCTTGCGGGTGTAGATGGCGCACCGGATGCGCTTGGCCGCGGCCATCCCGTTCGCCCTCTCCAGGTCGCCATTGGCCTGCCGGGTGCGTCTGCTCATGACGCCTCCCCGAGCCGGAAGAAGCGGAAGCCGTTGATGTGGCTCCCGGTGATCTTCTTGGCGATCGCCGTCAGCGTGCGGTAGCGTTCGCCGTCAAACTCGAACCCCCGGCTTTCGGGCAGGACCACGACGCGGAGCGTCCGCCCCTTGTACTCGCGGACGATGGCCGAGCCCGCCGCCGGGAGTCGCGGGTCTGGACCCCCCGGCTTCACGGGCCTGGTCTCGGTCCGAACCTCGACGGGACGCGGCGGGCAGAGGATCACCTTCGGCGGCGTCGCGCGGATGTCGGCATCGTCGGCCAGTTCCGCCGCCCGCCGCCGGGCGCGTTCGCTCAGATCGCCCTCGGCGTTGGCCTGGATACGCCAGGCGATCTTGCGGATCAGGTACTTTCGGTGCCGCGTCCGGCACTTGTGCCCGTGCAGTTTCTCGTACCGCTGCACGAGGTCGCCGGTGGTCATCCGGCCCAGTTCGTCGAGTTGTCGCTGAATCGTGTCGGACATGGGGACTCCACATCGCATCGGCCCGGAGCCCTAACCCCGGGGCCGCGCGGCGACACTGAGGTCCGCATGCGGCGGGAGTTCAAGTCCGGCGGCGGAGGATTCCCGCGGCTCGGCGATGTCCCGGGTGGAAAGCGAACGGGCGATGCGAACGGCGCGGACCAGGCCGCGTGCGAGGATGCTGACGACCTCGGCGTCGCGCTCCGCCGCCGTCATCGTCTCAGGGTCTCTCGATGTGTTCACGCGCCGGCTCCCGACGAGGCGGAGTGCCGCCGCCTGTGGGTATTTATGAGATTGCCGGGCGAAGTGCGCGCGCCGATGAACCGCGCACCCGCGATCCGAACACCGTTGCGACCGCATCGCTCGCCGAAGCGTGGGGGTTTGCGACCGCATCGCGGGCGCGAAGTCCCTTTAACCCCCGCTCGGTCTCGGAGAGAGACCCCGAGAGACTTTGGCCCCTGGCCGGGCCGGGTGCGCCCCGGCGCGCGCTGGCCGGTTATCGCGGCGCGCTCGGGAGAGACTCCCGCGGCGGGGTTCGTGGTGAGCGAACCCCCGCGAATCCCGTGCGCAAAAGCGAAAACGCCGCCAAGTTCTCTCGGCGGCGTTCCCTGAAAACCGGTGGGCCGGCTGCGTTTGCAACCGGCCCGGCAATAGCGGGGGTGGGATTTGAACCCACGACCTCCGGGTTATGAGCCCGACGAGCTACCAGGCTGCTCTACCCCGCAATCTGGCCAACCGTATGGCTGTTCGCAACGGGGGTCAACCTGCGGCA